CCATCAACAGCTTGCTGTCCTAGACAAGAAATCATTTGCGCTATATTAATATTTGAACCTTTACTACCTGCGTTAACCATTAAAACGAATCTATTATTCTTATCTAAATTGGCACGTCCAATTTTACCTGCTTCACCGGCAGCATTTTGTACAATAGCGTTAACTCTATCCTCAAATACTTCAACATTAGCTTTACCTGTATTATTTTCAAAAGTAGAAATGTGTAATTGGTCAATTAAATCATAGACTTCTTTTTTCTTTTTATTAATACTTTGTGTAATTTTTTCCGTTGTTTCGTCGTCAGATATTAAATCACTAATACCTACACTATATGAACTCAATTTCATATATTCAGTAACGATAGCTTGTATATCATCAATAAATTTTGCGGATTGCATATGACCATAATCGTTGAATATAGATTGAATAATACCCTCAGATCCTTTTCCCAATACACCTTTATCCATTTGTCCTCTCAAATATTTACCATTTTTAATTTCAACAATATTATTAGACGTTTTTTTATCTTCGTCATCTCCTAATTGACCATTTTTATTATAAATAGACATAGGTGGTAATATTTGTGTAATCATATCAAAACTACTAATTCGTTTACCTTTTTTGTGTTTCAATAAATTTAAATTTGGATTATCAAAATACATAAGTAAATTCATAGCTGTTCGCAAATCAAAATTAATATTAGGTCTAGTAAAACGATAACATCCTAATAATGAATCTTGGAATATACCAATAATTGATGAATTATTAGCAGGAGATATAATTTGTTTTGGAACATAAGCTAGATGTAAAAGTTCAGCCTGACTTTCTTCATCTTGAGGACCGTGTAAATTCATTTCATCACCATCAAAATCAGCATTATATGGTTTGGTATCAGCTACATTCATTCGAAAGGTACTTCCCACTTTCATAACCTTGGCTCTATGACACATCATAGACATTCTATGTAATGTTGGTTGTCTGTTAAATAATACTGGATCGCCATTCAACATATGGCGATGTAAAATATCTCCTTCATTTAAAATTTGTGAATTTCTGTCGATATATCTTAATGAAATACCATCGCTTTTCATACCTTTTTTCTCTAGAATATTAGCACCCGGATAAACATCGGGACCATTTTGTAATAATTTGGTAAGAAATTTTTTATTTCTTGAATTTACAACCGCTGGAAATGTAATAGTCATAGCAACCTTCATAGGAATACCAAGTTCATTAATTTTTAAAGTCGCATCCGGTGAAATAACAGATCTCGCGGTAAAATCGCATCTTTTTCCCATTAAATTTCCTCTAACTCGACCTTGTTTACCCACTAATCTTTCTTTAATAGATTTTAATGCTCTACCAGACCTTTGTGCGACAGAAGCCACACCAGGTATTTTATTATCAACCATAGTTGCTATATAATATTGTAGAACCGTCGCCCAATCTTCAATAACCTTAATTGGTGCGTTTTTAGAAATTTTCTCTGCTAAAGTTGTATTAGCTTTTATAATATTAACTATGATATGTGATATATCATCTTCACTTCTTTGTTGTGAATCATGTTTAACAGATGGTCTGACAGCAGGTGGCGGAACAGCTAAAACTTGACATATAAACCATTCCGGTCTTGACCATAAAGGACTAAACCCCATAAATTTAACATCTTCATTAGAAATTCTTCTAAATTTTTTTAATACGTCTTCGGGACTTAATTTAATTGAAGGTTTTTCTTCAACTTTACCAGTATCATCTTTGATACCATCATTATTATCCCATTCTGCCCATAATGATGCCAAATCATTTTTGAATATTTTTTTTGGTTGCTTTGTACCACATCCATATTGATGGCATTCACCACACCTTCTAACTTTTTGACATAATTTGTGTACTAATTTCCATCTTTTTTTAGGTGATAATTCTAAGTAATGTGCATATTTTTCTTTATCTATCAATAGTTTACTACATTTAAAACAAACACATTTCAATATTTTTTTTATCGTTTCTAAATATTGAATATAATAAACTGGTTTTGCCAATTCAATATGTCCGAAATAACCAGGAGTTTCCATATAATTTAACCCATCAGTTGGACAAATTAAACCAGGATCTAATACACCCATTCTAGGATCAAATAATCCTCCGATAATAGGTTTGTTGTTTATGTAAGTATCTCTTGTTGTTATTTCAGCAACAGAACCATTTCTTATTTCTTCAGGCGAAAGAACACTAAACTGTATACCAATAACGCGACTAGGTACTAAACTGCCATGTTTCGATGAGGAAATTCTTGTCATTATCTATAATATAGACTAATATTTAGATTCTTTTTCAATTTTATTAATAAAATATAAAATTGAAATAAAAGAAAAATATTTATATAAAGTAAAATGAGTTCTAAACCAGATAATCATGATAAATCAAATACACCAAAAAACAAAAGAAAACATAAGAAAAAGAAAAATAATCAAAGTGATGATGATGACCTTGTAGAAGATGAAAAATTTGATCGAGCGCAATTTCAAGAGATGTTAGCAGATATGTTTCCTTCCAAACACCAAAAGGAAAAAGTAAAAGAAATCAAAAATAAGAAAAAGAAAGTAGATAGGAAAAAGAAATCTAAGAAAAAGAAAATTGTTAAAAAGGAAAAGGATGATGATAGTGATTATAATCCAGATGAAGATATTCCCACAACAGACGATTCTGATATTGATAAACAGTTTGAAGATGAATTAAATTATATAGATGAGGAAATGGATACCGAGGATGAAGAAGAATTAGAAGAGATGAGAAAAGGTTTTCAGGGTATGAAATTTAATATAATATTTACTGATCCTAGACGAGAGGGGTGGGAAGAAGAAGATGATGATGAAGAAGACGAATGGGAGGAAGAGGAAGAGGAAGAGGAAGAGGAAGAAGAAGAAGAAATAGGTACAGATAATATTAAAATGTCTAAAAAAGAATATGAATTACATAAACAAGAAGAAAAGCAAGCAAAGATAAATAAAAAAATGAGGGATAATGTTTTTACAGAACCTAAATTTAAAAAAAATGAAAGAATTTTTATAAAATTAGACGATTGGGACAAAAAATATATCGGAACTGTTAAAAAAGTTCATTTTCCTAGTCGTAAAGGTAAATTCTATGATATTAAATTAGATGAATCTGATGATGAAGAGTATGAAATAGTGAAAAGAGTTCCACAAGAAAAAATGACAAAATTAAAAACCGAAACAAAAAAAAAGTATGAATATGGGAAATTAGTAAATGAAATGAAAGAATTAATAGATGCTAAAAATGAAGGGGGGGAAGCTTTCCAGAAAAAATTAGAGAAAATGCAAAAAGCTGCTGAGGAAGAAGAAAAGAAGAGATTGGATAAAGAAATTAAAACTAAAAAACAAACAAATTTCAAAAAATTTAGAAAATTATTGCGTGGTAAAAGAAGAGTTACAGATATCAAATATTTTAAAAGTTTAGATATTGAAACTCAAGATAATATAATGAATAAAATGAAAGAAGTTCAAGAATATTCGAATGAAGAAAAACCACATAAATTTAAATTGATTGAATCGGGAATACCTGTTCAATATAAAGCTATGGCTATGCGTAAATTAGATTCATTGGAGTGGATGGATCCAGGTTCTGGTGAGTATTATAAAATCAAACAATGGGTTGATAATTTTATGAAAATTCCATTCGGTAAACATAGCTCTTTACCGGTAAGTTTGGAAGATGGTGAAGAAAAATGCCAATTATTTATGGAGAATGCAAAAACAGTATTGGATGAAGCTGTTTATGGATTAGAGGACGCTAAAATGCAAATAATGCAACTTGTTGGCCAGTGGATCGCAAATCCAAAGTCTATGGGGAAAGCTATAGCTATTAAAGGTCCTATGGGTACAGGCAAAACCACATTAGTAAAAGAAGGTGTTAGTAAAATTCTTAATAGACCTTTCTCATTTGTTGCTTTAGGGGGTGCTACCGATAGTAGCTTTTTAGAAGGTCATTCATATACTTACGAAGGTAGTATTTGGGGAAGGATTATTGATACACTTATTAATTGTGGAAGCATGAACCCCGTATTCTATTTTGATGAGTTAGATAAAGTAAGTCAAACACCAAAAGGTGAAGAAATTATTGGTATCTTAACACACTTAACTGATACAAGTCAAAATGATAAATATCATGATAAATATTTCTCTAACATAGATTTTGATTTAAGCAAGGCCTTATTTATATTTAGTTATAATGATGAAAATAAGGTTAATCCAATTTTAAGAGATAGAATGTATCGTATATCAACACAGGGTTACAAGAAAGACCAGAAAGATATTATTGCACAACAATACTTAATCCCAAAAATTATCAAAGAAGTTAATTTCAAGAAAGACGATATTATTATTCCAAAAGAAACTATTGAGTATATTTGCGATCATTTGGTTGAAGAAGAGAAAGGTGTGAGAAATTTAAAACGTGCGTTGGAAATTATTTACACTAAGGTTAATTTGTTCAGGTTGATTCGGAAAGATAGTAAATTATTTGATAATGAAAAACATATTGAAGTTAAATTTCCATTCACAGTTACACCAGATATAGTTAAAAACATAGTTAAAAAAAGCGATAGTCATAATCCAATTCCATTTGGAATGTTTGTTTAAATAAATTATAACTTTTTTATTGTTATAATTAATTATCAATACATACACAGCCTATTTTATGAGTTATTGTTTTATATATAGCTTCACCAATTTTAATACCTTCTTCCTGTAGTGTTTTATGGTTATATATAGGATGTTTCATAGCACCTTCAATAGTTAATGTTTTCTTTTTATCAAAACAATCCATCGTTCCATATACTTTATGTCCTTTCCTTTTATAATAATCTTTCAATTGAAAGTTGGGACAAAACTTTCCCATAATTTTATTAAACGATTCGCGAACGGTATTCTTTTTTTCAATACAAGTTGTTATAAAATGTTTTGATGCACCTTCATCTCCGTGTAAATCAAGATATAAAATGCCTTCAGGTCCAAAATTAATTAGCTTTTTAATAGCAGTTGTTTCAGGAGTTTTATTATGTCTCCAAGAACGATTTAAATTTTGTCCTTTTTTATTTGTATACCAATGTCCAGATTTTACTCCAGAAGGGTTAGCCATAGGAATAACAACAATTGTGAAAGTTTTTTCTATAATTTTTCTTTGCTTACTTGAGAAATAAGCATTCAAAAAACCTTCAGCCATCCAAGAACCTATTGTTTCTCCTGGGTGTTGTCTTGCTACAATATAAATATGTAAAGGTCCAGATCCTAATAATAAGGTATCAATATTTTTATTTAATAATATATGTTTGACATTCTTTCTATTTTTATATTTATTGATAAGTTTGTTTTTCATTTCTATTGTATATGGGGGATAATAAGCAAAGAAAACATTTTTCTTGGAACTTTTATGTGTCCATGTTAAAGTTTTATTCTTTTTTGAAAAAGAAGTTTTAATTCTTTTCCAGTTTTTGTTATCATAAGAATAACAAACATTAAACCCTCTCCAATCATCATCGAAAATACGTATATTTTGAATAGTATAAGTGATAGATTTTCTTTGAACATTATTAGATTTGAAATAGAACCAATTTTGATATTTCTTTTTTGTGTTTGAAGGATATGGTTCATTTTCTATTTCAAGAATAATATTAACATCATTTTTTCTTTGTATATTTTTAATATGATTTATATTACCAGATTCAAAATTAGTAGAAATGGTTGATTTACCTTTAAATAATCCACCACCAAACATGGATTTGTTTCCTTGTAAAGGCAATCTGGTTACTTGTCCTTCTCTTACACATTTTTTATAGTTAAATCCTTTCTTCCATTTCTTTCTTGTGCTATAACGACCTTTCTTTTTGACTAATCTACAAGACCACCATGATTTGGATTTACCTTTTATTTTTTTAATGGTTTTATTTTTAGGGTTGCCTCCTGGACCACTATTTCCTACCCATCTACAATAATCATAACATTTCCCGCAACCTTGAACATCATACCATCCTCTATATTTATCATAATAACCAGCATCAATACGTTTGGATTTATTCTTTCTTTTACATTTTTTACGGCGTGTTTTTTTACGTCCACCTTTTGCGGAATCATCATAATATACCCACCAATTTTCATTATCAGCTGGGCGTACTTTCGCGGCACCACTTTTCAAATCCTCCCATTTCAGGAGACGCACCTGAACTTGTTCATCCTGATTAGCATCTTGTATTACATAAATTGTATTTGCTTCGTCCTCGTGCCATTCCCAGTTCTGCCGTTGCATCTCTGGACTAATCATAGATGCTCGTTTTTCTATTTCGTCAGGTTCTAATTTGAAGTATATTGTCCTTAACTGGTTTTGTTCTGTGAACTCCACGTTCGCGGCCTTCCATAAATTATCAAGTAAATCATCTAAACTGGAAAATCTTATAGACATAATTATATATTCCTTAGATTATATAATTAAAAAGGGTTTGAGAATTCTTTATAAAAATTTAAGAAAGCAATAGGGTTAAAACATAATGAAGATACGCTAAAATGATCCGCACCTACTTTTCGGTATTCTTCAACATCTTTCATAGTCCTTATACCACCTCCAGCAATAACAACAGTATCTTTGTATTCGTCTTTAATATATTTGATTAATCCAAGTGTATATGGTTTTATTTTTTTGCCTGAAATGCCACCATGTTTTGGGTGAGGTAAAGTATTGGACGCATGAAATTGACGAAATCCATTTTCATAAAACCTATCAATATTATAACAAGATTCTATAGGAGAAAGTTTTACGATACACCAATTACGTTTCTTATTGATAAAAGGTGTTAAACCATTTGCTATTAAATCTTTTTTAGTATTTGGACAACTAACATTTAATTCAATATCCATATCATCTGGTATTTTCTCAAGTAATGGTTTAATTTCACATTTATTCATAATAGCAATACTAACTATAGTGCCTTTTTTGTAGTTTTTAACAGCGTAATCAATACCAGGATTCCTTAGTCCAATTTTATTAACCCATCCCAAACCAGGTATATACCTTAATGTTTTTAATATTTGTGACCATTTACCTTTTCTTTCATTTAATGTGAAAGAACCCTTAATAGAAATAGATTTTGGTAAATCTATATAAGTTCCAAATGGTGGAGAAATGAACAACATGTATAAATATACAAAGAAAAATATTTAAATGAATTGGAAAATATAATATAATGAGTGCATTTTTTGAACTTGTATTATTAATGGCAGGTATGGTTTTTATCGCGGCTATGATAGGAAGAATATGTCAAGAAGGTGGATGGGATGATAATGACTAAAACTATTTAAAGAATATATATTATAAAATGTCATAATGACTGAATCCAGTTATCGCGTTTGTGCAGTTTTTACTCTTAAGGACCAAGAGTCTAAAAATCGGTTTATCGAATTTGCCAATGGAGATAATGGCTTGAGTGTAACAAGAGCAGCAAAAGGTTGTAAATCATTAAATATGTTTGAATCGCGAGAAGATGCTATGAAATTAATTATTTGGCAGGAATGGGACTGTAAAGAAAATCAACAGGCATATATCAAACACCGCCACGAAGATGGAACATTTGAAATGATCGGTGAAATCGTTGCTTGTCCTCCTGATATTACCCCTATTAAAGAAATGGTTATGAAAACAGAAGAAGAAAAGGTTCGCGATGTTATTAATGATATGTGTCAAGTTGATTATAAAGTTGGAATGAAACATATGCACGATGATTGTGTATTTATTCGTCCATCAGGAAATCCTTTGAATAAAAAAGGATGGGAAGCTATGATGTCAAACGATGATGTTAAAGTTGAATCCAGTAAATTAGTTGCTGTTAATAAGTTGTCTGTATGTGGTTGTTGTGCTTATGTTTGTTATACTCAACACGGTAAATTCAATTATAAAGGAACTTCTAACGATGATGTTGCTGTTTTTACGTGTGTTTTAAGAAAATGCGATGGTGTATGGAAAGTAGTTCAAGGTTCTCGTTCAACAGGTAGAAAACCATCAGATGAACAACCAAAATTTTAAGTATAAATAAATATTATATAATAATCATTATTTATATAATATGTCGGATATCTCAAATAATATAACATATCCAGAAGAATGGGATGATATAATAAAACTAATGTCTTATGAAGATATATCTAAAATTAATTCGGGTTTTATGAGAATGACAAAAGGTGAAAAAGCAAGTTTTATGAAATTGCTAATTGAAGAAACTAAGAAAGAATTAGAAGGACAGGGGTTAACAACAAATTTGAAAGAACTAAGTTAACGTTTTTTATTTAAATCATACAATTGTTCTACTTTTAAAGTAAAGGAATAATCAGTATTATTTAAATCAACCACTTCGCCAAAATGATCAATTAAACGAACTTTTATTTTAGATATATTTACAGGACCAAAATAATCCCTTCTAAATCCATAGATAAGACTACCCGAATCATAATCATAAGACTCATTTTTTTTTGGTAATTTAGCTAAAATATTGGTATCATTAAAAGCGGATTCTTGAAATGGCGACATAATTGTTTGCGAATGATTATTATTATAACAGTCTAATGATAAAAATATATATGGAGTATCATTATTTTTGAAGACAGCTTCTGGTTCATAACCTTCACTACTTTGCGTTGTTACCTTATCCTTGGATACATAATCTTCAACATATGAATAATATTGTTTTCTATATCCTAATTTCCAACCCATGTTTTTTTGTATTTCTCTTTGAGGATTAAGATTAAGACGAAATTCTAAATTAAAACAGTATTCCCAAGTTGCGTCATCCGGTTTACCACCTTCTTCAGCATTTCTATTATCTTTTATAAATTTAAATTTTTTAGTGGATATATCATAATCACAACATACTCTAGCTAATTCATTATGAGAAAAAATAGATTTATTTAAATAATCAGATAGTTCCATTCCGCTATAAGTGCCGCTTTTAATTTTGATCACTTCTATTTTTTCATTATGAATTGTATTATCAGATTTCTTTTTATCAAATAATTCGATGGTAAACTCATTTGTTTTAGAGAACTCAGAAAATGTATAATTAGCTTTTGGTATTTCAGCAGTTTCTAGTGAAATAGATGTAACATTATTAAGGGTAGCTGCTAAACTAAATACAAAATCTGTAGGTGTTGAATTATAATAATTTTGTCTAAACACGGTATTAATATTAACCAATTTGCCAATTTTTTCAGTTTTATAAGGATTTAATAACGAAGTTAAATTAGGCTTAGGATTTGGTTTAATAACGAAATGTTCATTATTGAATGTTTCGCTTCTTTCTAAAGTAGGAAAAAAATTACCAACGCTATCTTTTTCATTTTTTTTATTGTGTATATGCTCACATACTCTTTCCCACCCTTGTCTTAAAAAATGAGCCAAATCTAATTTGAAAGTATTATCATATTTGGTTTCTTGTTGAATGTTATTAACAAGTGTATTATATTTTTTAGTAACAAAATCGCGTGTATAATTTTCAGTTGTACTCATGTCAAATACATCATATAAATCTTTTATTGTATATTGTTCAATATTTAATGTTGCGTGATTCATCATTTATATTCATTAAAGAGAATATTTTAATTAATTATATCAGTAATTAATATATGCCAAAACTATTTACAGATTTAAGTGTAAAAAAAATGTCCGCTAAAGATTATATCAATAAAAAAAGAAATTTAACAATATATAATGATTTTGGTAACACCGGTGTTGCAAGACACGTAGCAAAAACATATAGTAATGGAAAATTAAAATCTACAATAAATCATTCAAATCTTTTATATTTAACGAAAGGTTATTACGAGCATTATCAAACGGAAGATATAAGTAGCGCTGTGATACAGTCTTATAATTCACAAACGTTTAGAAAAGGTTGTGTTGTTGATAAAATACAAGGAACAACCAATTATACAGGCGATATTCTTGTTAATTATAGTATATCTGATGCTAGCGGAAACCAAACACAATCGTACCATGATACAAAATTTGCTAATGTAACAGAATATGGAGAAATAATAGAAACGACAAATGCTACACTAACAGATAATACAAAGAAAGAACACGTTAACTGCTTTCAATTTCCTTTATCAAAGTTACATAAAAAAACTTGTTAAACGACAACAGATAAAGCAGGATAATATAGAGTTTTTTTATTGTTTCTATCGATAATATTAATTTCAGCATCAACCAACTTATTGTCTCTCCAACATTTTAATAAAAGTTGATTATCATTTTCAAGATATTCGAAACAATTACTTAATCTATTATCTTGAATAAAACCATATACGGCGTCTGCTACAAAATATTGTGGAATTCGTCTATATAATCTTGCTCTGTTAGAAAAAGCACAATTGATACATAAAAGAAGATATAAAATACGTAGTAACATTTAATTAATATTAATAATAAGTCATTAAATATGTTTTATTATTAATTTAACCCCAAACTTCTTCTTCAGTATAATCTGTTGTAGTGCCTCCTTTTTCGTATTCTTTTAGATTAGGTCTATTGTGTCTAAAAAGTTCTCGTAAATAATTATTATTATCATCTTTTCTTCTCAATTTATTTTCTTTTTCTTTATCTTCTTTGGCTTTTTTAATAGATTCAATTCTTTTTTTATTCTCATTAAGTTTATTTTGAATATCATTAAATCTCTCAATAATAATAGCGGATTCACCTCTTTTCTTTTTTATGTCGTCTTCTTTTTTCTTTCTTATTGTTGCTAATGCTGCTAGCCTTTCTTGCTCTTTTCTTTCCTTTTCTTCCTTTTCGGCATCTTCTTTTAAAGTCTTTGCTCGTTCTCTCATTAATAATTCAGTATTTCCATCTTCTTTATGTATAGCCTTTGTTTTCCATTGAAGTAATTTAAGTTTCAATAAATTTTTTATACATAAATAGTTGCTTAACTCATCTTTTTGTAATGAATTAATTAAATTAGTATAATTAGTTGCTTTTAATATTTTCATATCTTTTTCTTCACCATTAAATCCCATATCAACTAATAGTTTTTTATAGAATAAAAATTCTTCATTCTTTGCGTTAATATCTATTTCCAGACGTTTTTTCATATCCTCCAATTGCTCTTTTTTATTTTCCTCTATATCGGTTAATTCAATCGCCTCCAATCTATTCAATAATCCACTTGTCCCTTCCTCATCAAAAAATAATGATGATTTTTCCTCATGTATATCTTCCAATAATGCTGATGGTAATTGAGCTCGAACATTCTTATCTATATCTTCAATTATTTCATTGTATTTATTATTATACTCTTCTACTTTCTTCTCCTTTTCTACCATCATTTGATATTGTTCTAACTGTGTTGTGTTAGTTGTAATTTCTGTTGTTTCTAATTCCATTTTATCTGCTAACAATTTAAAAATTTCGTCATATTTTTTTTCCGCATCTGAGAAAAAATCTGTTCCATTAAATGTTTTGCAAAGCTCTTTATAATGAACAAATGAGTTTCCAAGATTAGCCTCTATTCCCTTTAAATTTTCTAGGATTATTGCGGTATTTTGTCGTGTTGTATCATTTAATTCTCGCAAGTGCTCATTTAATTTATCTTTTAATACACTTAAACATCCTTCTATATATTTCTGTGGCTTTTTACCTAACGCAATATCTAATTTATTTATCATCTCGCTTATATTTTCTTTCGTAGTAGATGGTGCTTCTAAGTCGTGAAATACTACTTTATCTCCCTCTACTATATCAAATATTTCATTAATTATATTAAAATCACCTAAATGGGTTTTCCAACCATTTAACATATTTAATTTATCGGTAATTTGTATTACAAATTTATTTATATTTTCATCATATCCTACCAATCTTTCTTTTGAATATTCGTTTACTATTTTCTTTGCCTTATTTATTGTATTTGTTATATTGATTATCGATTCATTAATAATTTTCATTAAATAACCATCCTTTTTATATGCTTTAATTAAGTCATCAATCTTACAAGTTTCTAAAAATAAAATATTATGAATTTCTGGTGTTATTACTTGAGTTGCCATTAATTGCTCTTCTTCATTATTTAATCTTTCTATGATATCTTCAATATCTTTTCTTATTTTTAAATTATTATCAATAGCTTCATTATATTTTTTTATTAAATGGTTTCTATAGTCTTCTTCTTCTTGAATTCTTATTTGTTCTTTCATTTTTTCTTTCCATTTTTTTACCATTTCTACCATAGCCTTATCTAGTGCAACTCTTTGTCTTTCTTTTTCTGCTTTTTCTTGATCATCTTTTTCTTTTTGCTTTTTACCTTCTTCTATTATTTTCATAGCATCTACAAATTTTTTCTTTTTAATATAATCGTTTGCTTTATCTGCTGTTTTCTCATAAATTTCGTCGGCCTTAAGAGAAGCTTTTATTATTCCCTTAATTAAAACTCTTTTTTTTCCATCTTCTTCTTCTTTTAATTTTCTTTCCTCTTCTTCAATTCGTTTAATTTTTTCTAATTTCTCTACCATTTTTTCTTTGACCAAAATGATTGTTTCTGTATTAATATGTGCTGTTAATTGTTCTTTTGACATATTTGGGATATTTTCAAGTTTTGTTAATACAGCAGCGTGTTGTTCTTGATAATTAGTTAATACATCCCCAAAACTTTCATCAATGCTTTTCATTTCTTTTTCAAAAGCACTAATGTGTTTAGCTAGTTTATTGTTTAAAAAATCTTCATTGTTTAAATTATTAATTTTTTTAATTAAATTTAATATACATTCTTTATTCTTTTTCCATTGGATATCTTGATATTTCATTGTTTCCCATTTATCACTTACCAAACGATTACTCTGGTCAACCCATTGTAAATCTTCGGCTTCACGATATCTATTATTAATTATTGAATCAAGTTTACCCACAATAAGTTTTAAAATATGATTCTTTATTTTATCACTATTTATTAATTTTTTCCATTCGCCAAGAAATTCAGTTCTATGACCCAAAAGGTCATTTAATATACCTTCTAGTGTATCTTTATCTTTTTTAGATAATAATTCCATATGCAACAAAGGTCCCAAATGTACATTATATTCTTTCAATTCGTCAATTATATTTTTAAAAGCGCCACTTTTACTATTGGCAAAGTTCATAATACTATCAACCTGTTTAATGGTTTTAGCACAACAATCATCTGTTTCTAAACATTTCATCTCGCTCAACTTATTAAATTCATCTTCTGTTTTTTGAAAAAATTCTAAAACACGGATTCTAATATCTTGTATTACGCTATTTTTTATTCTTTCTATTTCTTTCATAGGCATAGGAAAGACAGCAGCATTTGGTTTACCACTTCTGAACTTTAAAATAGTTATTTTATTAATTTTATCTTTAATATCATTTTCAATTCCCTGTCTATTTTCGTTTTCTAATATCTTTTTAATTACGTCGTCCATAGCTAATCCGATAAACATCATATTTATTTGTTGTTTGAATTCAGCTAAATCCCTTGTTTTTATATTTTCTAATGTCTTTAATGAATCCTCTTGCCATTTTTCTTTAGCTTTTAATGAATCATGACCACATATATTTGTGTATTCATTATATCTCATCATATCACCAGATTCACAATATCGTTCGGTAGTATTAAAATCTATTAATTTTTCTATATCAACTAATAAACTTTTATTATTATTAGTCAGTTGTTCAATAATTATCATACGATATTCCCATTCACATAAAATTTTTCTTTTTTTCCCCCAAGCATCCCAATTTTCTTTATCCTTTGGCGGTTTAATATCTTCCTCGCTAATAAAAAAAGTTACAGGTGTTCTATTTTTTTTTTTAGGACCTTTATTAATTTCTTCTCTTAAATGCATTTCGTCTAGATTATTAATAAATTCTAACATATACCACCCATTACCCATAGCAACTTTTTTATTCAAATCTAAAAAACCAAATTTGTAATTTGTTTGTGGTGAAAAGAATGTAATAAAATTACTATACCCATTCTTTTTAATTTGATTTACTGTGTTTTCCAATATTTTTTTCCTTTGTTTTTTTTCCACATCGTGACCTTGTATTGGTGAATTATCCCAAATTGTTCCCTTTTTTGGATAACCTGGGTTTCCTGTTAAATTTTGTTCCCATATGGCGCTATCTCCAGGGTTAGAATACCATATATTATTGGAAATGTGTGGAGCTCTCATTTCGAGTCTCTGACCTTTTTTACCCAATATATCTCTCATGGCGATACCGTTTTGGTTGTTATCATATTCAAAACATTTATTGCTACCTATGTTAAAAAAATATTTATTAATACCATCATATCCACTTGTTGAAGTAAATTTCCCTTTTGGAGGAGGTATAGTTGCCATGGCGTATTTTTCCTCTGTATTGGCTGTATAAATTTCTGGCCTTATTTCTATCCATTTAATATTATTGGGTATATCTTCTTCTTGAATTGATTCAACATGACCCGTACTTTTAATTTTTAATATTATTTTACCAAAATCTTCATATTCTCCGGAACCTTCGTTATATTTTTGTCTTTTAGATATTCTAAAATCAGCTCCTGTTGCTGTTAGATATTTATCCTTTTTTGGTATATGTTTTACAATTTGATTTTCTCCAATTGGCGTTGTCTTTGCAGGATTTCCACTAGGTGGCGCTACTATTTGTGGTCTCGGTGGTGGTTTGATAACGTTTTTCCTAGAGACGGGTTTGGTTTTTTTACTTGTTACAGGTTGTCTATGACTGCTAGGACCTCCAAAAGCTCGTTTTTTATTTTTTAATACACTAAGATTTTTCTCCTGCTTCTTTCTTTGTGCAATAGCATAAAATTTTGTATTCCATTTCTTTAGTTGTTCATAATATCTTTTCCCTTTATCTCCTGCGTTTTTAAAAATTGTTTTATTTAAATTTTCTATTATATTTGTATATTCAACGTGGTTTTGTATAAAATTATCAATACCAACAGCTCCAATAGTATGATGCGGTATTATATGCCTCCACATTGTTCCTTGACCTTTTCTATTGGGCATAAAAAATTTTGCGTTTTTCCCAGGTTCTTGATATTTAGCTTTCCATTCGCTTTTCAAAAAATTATAAAATGCGTTTTCTGCTTTATCTGCTGCATTTGCAATTAGTAGTTTTTGTTCTCTTTGCAATCTCTGTTTTTGTCTCCAGTCTTCTCTCCTTTTTTTTTCATTTGCATCTGCTTGTTTACGCAAATCTGGAACTAATTTTTTAGTTAAATTATTATTTTGTTTTCTAGACTGTGTTGGTGTTTTTATTTTAATTGATTTTGGTTTTAAATTTTTTGGTTTTAAATTTTTTGGTTTTAAATTTTTTGGTGTGCGCTCTAGTGTTTCCAGTCGTTTTAGTGTTGTTTGTGGTGCTAATTCTGTATTCAACTTTTTATTTGTAGATTTTTTCAAACCTTCAATTTGTTTTGCTGTATCACGAATATTCCTTTTGGTAACTATTGTGCTTGCGGAAATTTTTGGACTAGGGTCAAAATAATCTGCTTGGTTTTGTTTTCGTGTCCATTTGTCACTATTACCTTTTATTTTTTTCGGATTGCTTGGTCCTTGCCGTGATGGCATATCTCCTTTTTTATAATTAACTAATGCGCTACCACTATCTTGTCTTGTTATTGGTTTTTGTTTTTGTGTTATCCATGATGAATCAGGCTTTCTAGACATCTTAATATATATATAATTTAAACATTATATATAGATTATAAATCTTTAATATCATAAGTTTTATTTCCACCACGACTTTCTAAAAATTTAACTTGTTCTTCAGTCTCGCAAGCACATCCACCACTACCACTAACGCTGGAATTTTTACAGCATTCAGGTTCAAATTTATTATTGGCATAATAAAATAATTGTCCTTCTGGTAAAGGAATTTGAACTTTTTCATAAGTGCTATTTGGGTTATAAAGAACTTTTCTTTCTAAATTATCACCATTTGCTAGTTCGTTTAATTTAGTTCCGAAATTTTCTAAAGTAAAAGTTGAACATTCGCAAATAAGAGTTAATGCTATAACACCACCTAACAACGCACATAGTAAACATAGTTCTAATCTCAGGGACCCAAGTCCTTTTATATTTAAGGTACTACCTTTTAATGATATCATCGTATAAACTATAATTATAAAAAAATATACTCCTAAATTAATCTTCCCAATCCCAAAGGGTATATTCACCAATTGGAATTTGATGATTTTCTGTGATTAAACAATACATTATTGGTCCCCAAAATATCGTTTTCTCAGCGTGTTTAAAATCTTCAACTGGTATAAATTTATCTTGTTCTTCGTCATAAATTTTATGAGAACCAGTTACTAGAATATCGTACCCATTTAATTCTTTGCTTGTAATTTTATAAAATGGATTTTCTGGTTGACCCTTTATTCGAATGGTAGAAACAACTTTAATATTATTTTCAAGAACATCACCAATTTGTATAGATTGCATGGTTTTATGCGAACCGTCATTCATATTGACAGGCGTATCAGGTGCGAAACAAAAAGGCCAAATATCAGGAGGAGGTGGGAAGGTAGGTTTTGATGGAACAGATTGTTTTGTTAACGACATAATATAAGTTATATAACCAACAATAAGTCCTAAAGCGGTTGCCATAATTACCCAAGCAATTAAACCAATAGCTGCTATAGGTGGTCCAAAAATAGGAATAATAAAAATAACAATAATAACAGCAGCCACAATAATTAATAAAATAATTGCTTGTGCTATTAAACTACCAATCCAAGCTTTTGCACCTAAATAAAGACCAATCATCATACCCAACATAGAATTCATCATGGCACCCATTTTACCAAAAAGGTCTTTCACTTTAATAATAATTTTAAGAAAAGGTAAAATAGCAGCAATAACACGACTCATAATAAGATTCATCAATTCATTTAAAATATTTTTGATTCTATAAACATTTTTTTTTATTACGGCGATAGCTTTCATTAAAGCTTTAAATACAGCTGTAATCATATTAACAATAGTATTTACTGGTTTAGTATAATTATGTACAATCATAGTAAGAACTTGATTAATACACATAGAAAAATTACTAGAGGTAAATTCCATAGCGGTCTGATTAGGTGGTTTTGCTATTAAGCCAGCAATAGGTATATAAGCAGGATTACACTTATTTTGCGGGAAGTTTTTTTTTAAAGGTTCTAGGTTAATTTGAACCATTAAATAACCAATAACAAAAACAAAAACAATTAATAACAACCAAGTTCCATAGTAAGAACCCCCGTATTTATCTAAATATTTGGCCTTATCATACATTTCATTTATTTTTTTTTCAACATTAGGAATATTATTCATTTATATATTGAGTGGATAATATTCTAATCTTCCCAATCCCAAAAAGTATATTCACCAATTGGAATTTGATGATTTTCTGTAATTAAACAATAAAGAACATCAGGTTTAATATTTGTTTTAGTTGCGCGACTATAGGTCTCAACAGGGATAAAGCCATCCTTTGGATCTAAAATTTTATGCGTTGCGGTGACATAAATATAACTTTTTAATTTGTCGCTCCAAATTTTGTAATAGGGATTATTTTCAGGATTTTGATTTTTAATTTTAAGAGTAGCGAGGACTTCCATATCATTTTCTAAAACATCACCAATCTCAATATCTTTCATTTGTTTTATTTTTCCATTGTTAAGAACAACCTTAGTATCGGGTGCAAAACAAAAATCCCTTGTAAATTGACCAATAGGACCGTCCCATAAACTAGTTCCTGTATATGAAATACCTTGCATCATATAAACAAGAACCGCCATAGTTCCGGCTAATTTTTTGAATAAATCTTTCATTTTCATAATTAATTTTTGAAATTTCACAATAATATTCACAAACATTCCAGTTATGTCACCAAACATTTTATTCATTCCAAATTTAAGATTGAAAATGGTGCTTTGTAAAGCAGAAATACTAGACATAATATTACCAGCTAACGATGTTAAAAATTTGGTCATGGTAAAAATTGGTGCTAAAAACCTTCCCATTAATCCGGATTGTATGGTACTAATACAATCGACAAAATTGCCCATGGTATCATATCCTAAATAACCAGCGAAAGGCATAGCAGCAGGATTACATTTATATTTTGGCCAATTTTCTTTGAACTTCTTAATACCTACTGATAATATTGTAGCAAAAAACATCATTAAAAATACAATTAAAATAAAGAAACTTGTTTTAATATCTGAACCTTTCATAATAAATTATGTTGTTATTTTATTTATTATGAATGAACAATAATTAGCGTCTTTTACGACTACAACCTTTTTGGTGATATTTTCTTGCGATTTTATATTTTCTTTTAGTTTTTCTTTTACGTCTACGTCTTTTTTTCTTTGTTCTTTTTCTTTTTCTTTTCTTTCTTCTACGTGTTCTTCTTTTACGTCTTCCTCCTGAACTGGATATTTTTTCACATGTTTCATTTCCTTCATCATCGCAATAATATCCGTCAGCACAATCTGTATCATCAGAACAGGTACCTTGTATGCTTTGTCCGCCACGTTTTCTACGTTTTCTACGTGTTCTTCTTCTAAAACCACCAGTTTTAATATCGGGAGGGGGCGTATTAGCAGGAGCATTTTGTCTAGATTGCATAAGCATACCAGCAGATTGTGCCATAGCATCATTACCTTCTGGACTAGCAGCACCTGATTGTGGAACTGTTAATTCTTCTCCACCTTCTTGTTCTCTATTACCACCAGTTTGATTCATAGCCATTTGCATTTCAGCATCTTCAACAGCACCGGCTTGTTGTTGTCTAACAGCTTCAGACGCAGTTGGTGGCTCACTATGTTCAAAATGAGTAGATGCACCCGGTTTTTGACCACCTTCAATAAAACCAGGTCCATCACCTCCACCTCTCAATTGTTTTCTTCGATTTCTTCTATATCTTGACATCATTATATATTATTTTAAGATATTATTATTTAAAAATAATAATATGATTTTTATAAATGGATTCCCAAGACAAACTAAACTTAAAAAAGTTAATTTCGGAATATAAACCCGAAGAAACAACTTCTAAAATTAGAACGCTAAAACATAGTGCTAAAATTAAGGAAGATGTAGAAAGATATTTAAAATTAAAAAGTAAATATGCTAGATTGCCACGTGAAACGCAATTAAAAATGTATCGTAATCAATGTCAGTTTTTATACACAAATTACACAAATATATTTAACAAATTAGTGAAAGAACAATTAGATTTAACTATTCTTTATAGATTGTTGATTGTATTGAAAGGGATTGAAGATAATAAATTTGATCAACACGAAGGGAGTGTTATGGTTGGTGAAATATTGAAACAATTATATATTGATTCAGCATTAAAAGGAGGTAATCAAAATGATAAAAAAGATAAAAAGGAAAGGAAAAGAAAAGGTAAAAAAATTAGTTGGGCAGAATATAAAAGAACAGAGATGAGTTAACGTCTTTTACGTCTCTTTTTCTTTGTGCGTTTCCTTCTGCGTCGTCTTTTTTTACGCGTCTTTTTTCGGCGACGACGACCTGATCCATTTTTATTTTGCGAAAAACAACTTATTTTTGTTTTATCAGGACTAATAATACCAAATCCTGGCTCACCCGTATTATATTTTGGAGGTATAGGATTAACATAAATATATGGTAATGAAAACCCTTCAGGAACAGATTTTCTATGTTGTGGTGCGCATTTTGGATTAGCTGTTATAGGATTTTGTGATGTTTCCAATACTATATTTTTTATTTTTTCAACACCGTCCAGGTATTTGTCATCGGTATTTATTTTATAAGGAATTATTCCCAAATATTTTTCAACGCTTCTAGCAATTTGTAAACCACAATATTGACATTGCTCAGCGGTGGGATTATCAGCTACAGACATGTTATATACTAGAAAGAAATTATTTATAAAATTGATTTAAATGATAAATATTTATTTAAATTAATATGACTAAATTAGTAATAGTAGAATCGAATGCAAAATGTAAAAAAATAGAGAAATTTTTAGGGAAAGGATATAAATGCGTTGCGTCCTACGGTCATTTGACAAACTTACCGGATGGTTTGAAATCTTTAAATATACACGATAATTATAAACCAAAATATAAGATAATACCAACTAAATCAAAATATATTAAAAATCTGAAGGATAATATAAAAAAAGCAGAAGAAGTTATATTAGCGACAGATGATGATAGAGAAGGAGAAGCAATAGCTTGGCACATATGTCAGTTATTTGGTTTATCACCAACTACAACAAAAAGAATAAAATTTAATGAAATTACAAAAAAAGCGGTATTAGATGCTGTTGAAAATCATACAATAATTAATATGAATAAAGTGAAATCGCAACAAGCACGACAAATATTAGATTTATTGGTTGGATATACATTATCTCCTATATTGTGGAAACATATTACTAGAAATAGTGACACAGGATTAAGCGCTGGTAGATGTCAAACGCCAGCAATAAGATTATTATATGATAGAGAAAAAGAGATCAAAGAAAATATAGGCAAAAAAGTATATGATACGACAGGTTTGTTTTTGATAAATGAACAAAAATTGGAATATGAATTAAATTGTCATCATAAGATGAGTTCTGAAATGGAAGAATTTCTAGAAGAAAGTGTGGATCATGCATATAAATTGTTCAAAAAACCATCAGAAGTGGGTATAGTAAAAAATCCACCAAGACCATTTACAACAAGTTTGTTGCAACAAAAATCATCGAATATATTAAATTATTCACCAAAACAAACGATGAGATTGGCACAAACATTATATGAGAATGGTTGGATTACATATATGAGAACGGATTGTGGTAAATATAGTAAAGAATTTATAACATCGGCGAAAAAATATGTAAATGATAAATTTGGAAATAATTATATAAGTAAAAAAATAAATGGTTTAATGATAACGAAAGTAAAAACAAAGAAAAATAATGCTCAGGAAGCGCATGAAGCGATAAGACCAACAGATGTGAATAGATGTCAGCATAATTGTAAGGAGGAAGGTAAAATAACATCAAAAGAAATAAGGCTGTATAAAATGATATGGAATAACACGATGGAATCATTAATGAGTGAAGCAAAATATAATAAATTGACAAGTGAGATCATAGCACCGAAAGGTAAGAAATACAAGAGGAGTGAAGAGAATGTTATATTTCCTGGATGGAAAATAATTCAAGGATATGAAAAAATAAATCCAAATTATAAATTATTAAAGGGTGAGATTGATATTGATAAGATATATAACTATGAAGAGATAAATAGCGTAATGAAATTGAAAGAATTGAAAGCTCATTATAGTGAAGCGAAGTTAGTACAAATATTAGAAGAAAAGGGGATAGGTAGACCATCAACATTTTCATCTTTAATTGATAAAATACAAACAAGAAAATATGTATTAAAACAAGATGTGAAAGGTAAAAAAATAGATTGTATAGATTTTAAGTTGAAGGGTAATGAATTAGAGGAGAGAGAAATAAAAAAGGAATTTGGAGCAGAGAAAAATAAATTAGTATTGCAACCATTAGGAGTGATAGTAATAGAATTTTTGATAAAACATTTTTGCGAATTGTTTGAATATGGTTATACAAAAAAAATGGAAGATGAATTGGATATAATAGAAAAAGGAAATAAAATATGGTATACATTATGCGAAGAATGTAACAATATAATGGATGAACTGGCATCAAAAATAAAAAATAAAAAGAAGAAGATATTTAGAATAGATGAAAATCATGTATATATGATAGGAAGATATGGACCAGTAATAAAATATGAGAAAGATGGAGAAACGAAATTTAAAAACGTGAGAAAAAATTTAGACATAAAAAAATTAGAAAATAATGAATACAAATTAGAAGATATATTAGAAATAAAAAGTGGTGGATACGGTAAAGCTTTAGGTTTGTATAAAAATAAGGAGGTAATATTAAAAGAAGGTAAATTTGGTTTATATATAAATTACGACGGTAAGAATAAATCCATAAAATTTTTGAAGAAAAGCTATGATGATGTAAAGTTAGATGATGTGATGAAAGTTTTAAATGGTAAATCATCAAATAATCCGAATGTATTAAAAAAGTTAAATGAAAATATATCTATAAGGAAAGGTAAGTATGGACCATATATTATGCATAAAACAAAAGAGATGTCCAAACCAAAATTTTACCCATTAAAAGGAGTTACGGTTGAACAAGTTAATTTAGAGTGGGTTTTGGAAAATATATTATAAATAATTATATATATGACAAAACGAATGAAAAAACAAAGAGGAGGACAATCAACACCACAACCACAAAATCCACCAACTAGTGCTGAAGGCGGGGGTGAATGGAAATGGATGCCTTATAATCCAACAAATATAGGAAGCGCTACTGTTATGTTTCAGGAAAGTGCTGACAAAGCTATCAAAAAAGCTTCAGGGGGTAAACAATTAAATATGTTAACAGCAATAGGATTAATGATATTTATTGTTACATTTTTAGGTATAACTGAAAGATCTGTATTTGCTGGAGTTCCTTGGTCACCAGTAATGATATGGGGGTTTTGTTTTTGTTTATTAATATTTTGGTTTCCAAATGTTATGAAAGCATTTCAAGAAATAAGCGCTAATGATAAATATAAGGGAGTAATGAGAAAACTTTGGTGGTTTGTCACATCGCCATATTTTTTTGTGTTAGGATTAATTGGTTCAATAGCAATAGTAGCTGGACAAATATCAGGTTTTATAGCAACAAAGGGAGCATTACAAGTAAGAAATGTATTACATAATAAAATGGGTAATCTATGGAAAGGAATATGGGGTGTAAATATGGTGAATGTAATTATATTTTTATTTTTTATGTTTTCTTATCCATTCCCAACAGAAGTTAAAACATCATCAGGTAGAGTAATACATTTATATGATAATATTCATGCGAAAGGAATTATGTTTAATCTTTTATTGCTTTCTTTGTTTTTTACAGCCTATTTTGTAGTTGAATTTAATACAAAATTTAATGTAATTTAATAAGTATTATTTATAAAAAAACGAAATGTTAATCCATATTGTCTTTGAGAATTACTACTCCATATTCCTGAAATTTTTAAAAGAATGTTAATTTTTTTATAATTTCCAAGAGCTAAATTACTCTGGTCAAAAATTTTTATATAATTATGCGTCATTTGTTCTTCAATACGATTACATTTATTATCATTAATATCATCGCATCTATCCAATACCATTTTTTCAATTTCAATAATCTTATTTATAATAGGTTTATTGGAATCATCAAAACAACATTTTATTTTATTGAAATACCTTTCAATTGATATATTATGTAATGTGAAATTTAAATAAATCCCATTCGTGGTTATTTCTTGATCAGAAAAATATAATCTGTAAAAATCACTATTGTTCATAATATTATTTTTTGTCTTTTCACTTGTAAACATATTATTAATATCAAATTGGTCTAACTGTAATGTGATAAACATATATATAATAATATAAAATTCCTTTTAAATTAATTATTACGTTTAATTGGATAAAATATTAAATATAATTTATGTAAAATGCAAAATCAAAAAGTAACATTACATAAACCCAATATTATTAGTCAGATATTACATCCATCAGAATATGTTATGGGTATGAAACTTAAAGATGAAAGAAAAGGATTATTAAATATTAGTGCACCAATGGGAGCGAGTTATGAAGATATATTATTATGTGAAAGGATGTTAAATGAAAGTAGTGATAATATGTCGCATGTTATAAAAGAATTACCAGATTGTTTAAGATTGCCTGTGGCATTATTTTATTTATATTATAAGATTTTACAAGTGATTTATGATTTGCCTCAAGAATCTTTAGAACATTTTAATAATTTTATAACAACCGATATTTCAAATGATATTATACCATCTCCACAACAAGTAAAAGAAGAATTATTGGTTAACTTTTATGAAACTTTAACAAATTATGAATTGAAATTTGATACAATTGATACTGGAAATGAATCAGATAACGAATTATTATTGAATATCAAAACTATAAATAATGTATATAAAACATTACCAGAATACCATCAAGCAATTATAAAAAAAACTATTTCTAGAATTGGACAAGGTATGGGTGAATATTCTTTAAGAGATTTAACTTGTGGGACTGAAAGTAAATTGGATTTTGAAAATTTCAATTTGAAAATAGCAGGTGAATTTGGTGTGGGATTAACAAAACAATTTATAGGAACTAATTTGGAATCAACAACACTAAATGAACAAGATTTCAATTACGCCGCAAAATTAGGAACATTTGTAAAAAAAACAAATATAATAAGAGATTATTATAAGGATTTATTAAACAATAAATCATTTTGGCCAAAAGAGGTTTGGGCTTTATATAGAAAAACATTACCAGAATTAAGATTCGGCGAATCATCAGATGTTGCTTGTTTAAATCATATGATAACTGATACTTTGGAAGATATTCCAGTATGTATTGAATATTTAACAAAAATACAAAATCCCAAGGTGTTTCGTTTTTGCGCTATACCACAAATAAAATCATTAGCAATTCTAGCCGAAGCTTATGGAAACAGAAACGTTTTTAATGGTATTATTCAAATAAGAAAAGGATTATACGCTAGTATTTTAAGTGGTTGTAATAATATTCAACAGGTAACGGGTTGGTATCAAAAATTTGCTTCTCAAATATTAGATAAAGTTAATTCAAATGATCCAAATGCGTCGCGTATAATTGAAATATTGACTCAATTAAACGCAAAGAAAAACTTCGTTCCATATCAATTTCAAGAACTAATTACTATACTAATTATTGTTGCTGTTGCCTTATTAATAGGAATGTGTATATTATATATACGTCCCAACTTTTCCATGGAAAATGGTGGATTAACATTTAGATTAACAAAACCGCCTCCTAATGTTGTGAAATAATAAAAGGCAAAGTTAAATATAAGCTTACTATTTGTTGTTGAGTAAGATCTATATTATTTATTTTTATAGCTTCTAGTGCTTCTTCGCATTTTTGAATAGATTCTCTCATCTTATTAATATGAAATTCTAATATTTTACGATTAACTCTTATAACATTGGGATATTTACTTTCTAATTTATTATATTCTTCTAATAAATTGGCAATTTTTTGTTCCATTTATATTATTCTTTGAATTTGATATTAAATATTAATTTTCATTAATATTTAATGAAATACTTATCAAGCAGATTTGAAGAATATATATCTGAATGTAAATCTTCAAATTTACATAAAGAATTGGAAGATATAAATGACAAACTAAGTAAAAAAATCAAAAAACAGAACAATATAATATATTATGGACCACGTGGTACAGGTAAATATACACAAGCCCTTCATTATATACAACAATTTAGTCCTAGCGTTTTAAAATATGAAAGAAAAATTATAGTTACAACATCCAACAAAAAATCATATCAATTTAAAGTAAGCGATATTCATTTTGAAATAGATATTCAATTATTGGGCTGCAACGCAAAAGTATTATTTAATGAAATATACAACAATATAATAGATATTGTTTCTACAAAACAGAACAAAACTTTCTTTATTTTATGTAAAAATTTTCATAGTATACATAGTGAATTATTAGAAATATTTAATAGTTATATGCAATCTTTAAATCATATGAATGTAAAATTAATATATATAATATTAACTGAAAATATAAGTTTTATTAACAATAATATATTGAATCGTTGTCAAATAATACCAATATGTAGACCAACAAAGAAAACTTATGAAAAAACATTAAAGATATCTTTGAATAAAAAAACACATAAAATTAACAATATTAAAAATATTATCTCTGGTATTGATGGACTGGAGAACATAAATAAAAAAATAGTAGACCAATTGATTTTAAATATTAAAAATTATAAGAATATTAATTTTTTGGAATTTAGGGATACAATATATAATATTTTTATATGTAATCTGGATTTAAGTGAATGCTTACATGAAATTATCACACATTTTATTACGAATGGTTCTTTGAATAATAAAAATATTGATACTGTTTTATTTAAATTATGCAAATTCTATAAATTATACAATAATAATTATAGACCTATTTATCACTTAGAAAGTTTCTTATATTATTTATGTAAAGTAGTAAATGAATTATGATAAAGCGTGTGAAATTTTGGGCATAAGTATAAAAAACACAAACGAATCAATAATAAATGGAGGGAAAAAAGCTTATTATAAAATGGCATTAAAACATCATCCTGATAAAGGTGGTGACCCTGAAAAATTTAAGCAAATAAATGAAGCTTGGAATTTTTTACAAAAACATCATATGGTAAGAAAGAGTGATGAAAAATTAGATATTACATATTCTGATTTAATAAAGAAAATGGTTAACTGGATGTCTCCTGGAACTTTTGATACATTATTCATCGATACCTCATTAATATCCATTTTGAAAAATTGCCAACAAATGTCATTTGTTATGTTAGAACAAATGAATTTAAATAAAGCATTAAAAGCATACGAATTATTAAAAAAATATCAAAATGTATTTATGATTGAAACAAGTGTATTAGAAAAAATGGAGAGAATTATACAAAGTAAGATGTCTAATGATAATATTTATATTCTTAATCCAAGTTTAAATGATATATTAAATGATAGAATTTATAAATTAGAATTAGATGAAATAGAAAACGATATATATTTTCCTTTATGGCATACAAAGAAAATGATGGAACATCCTGACCAATCTAATAATATTTTAATTGTTTCACAACCAGATATATCAGATAATATTTTTATATCAAAGAATAATGATTTATTTGTTCAATTAGATATTAATATATATGAATTATTTAGTAAGGAATCCATTATTGTAAATATAGGAGATAAAGAATTTGAAATTCATGGAAAGGATGTAACATTATCAAAAGAAACACAAATCAAGAAATATAAAAATTGTGGTATATTAAAAATAAACAAAGAAAATATGTTTGATCAATCAAAAAGAGGAGATATTTATATAGAAATTAATTTAGTTGAAAAATAAACAGTAATAATAATATAATTAATATATCATTATTTTATATATGGCAGAAGAACAAGACACAATACAAGTTGAAAGAGAGGACGCAACTACAGATTTAAGCAACCCAAGCGAAACTGCTCCATCATCAGGTAAAGGTAGAGGATTTAAAAGAAGTGGGGCTGTTCGTGAAGAAGAAGTGAAACCACAAGATCAACAACAACAACAACAACGAATTCCTCCATACGGCTACAATATAAAGTACTACCAGAGACCCCCATACGTGGAGTATTTTGAGAATGAAGCACCACCAAAATCAACTGATGAATCGGTAGGAATAGATAATAAAATAAATTTATTAACACAAAAAGCACAAATATATTTAGAATTAATACAAGATGACAATCTTGTTGGGAGTGATAAATTTGATGGCAATGTAGAAAAAATAATAAATGCAAGTGCGATTACTCAACCAATACCATTAAAATTATATACTGAATTAAAAAACTGTTTAGCTCAATTAGGAGATTTATATAATATGAAAGCAAATGCATTGGTGGGTACTCTTGGAGAATATTTGCTTGCTGCTAAGGATTTAATAGATAAATTAGGAGACGATATCGATTACGACAAAGAAAAAAAAAAATTAGAAGACGAAAAATGTACTCCTGGTGAATCAGAAGAAGAATGTAAAGCAAAAATGGATGCTGCTATGACAAGAATAAATGAATTAAAAAGTAAAATGTTAAGTATAATAAAAGAAAAAAAGGGATCGTTAACACAATTTGATGAAAGGAAAAAAAGCATCGAAGATTTAAAAAAATATTTTGAAAAAATTGTTTTTGATGTTGATAGTATCGATGAATTAATAACAGAAGCAGAAGAAAAAGTGAACACTATTACAGAAGGTGGTGAAAAAGAAATGGTAATTAAATTAATAACAGAATTAAAAAGATTAAAAGAAAAAGGGGATCAATCGAGTAAAGAAGCAGAAGAAGAAAAAAAATTAGAAGCCGAAGCAGCAGATCTACAACAGGAATTGGAGCAGGCGGCAGCGGCAAAGGTAGCATCTGAAACAGCAGTAAAGGTAGCTGAACAAGAATTAAAACAAGAAAGTGGCAATGATGGTGACGAAGAAACAACTGTAGTAAATAGTAATGGAGATGATGATGATGGAGGTGATGATGATGGTGGCGATAATCAACCAACAGAAGAAGGGAGTATTAAAAAAGAGAATGGGGTTGTAAAAAGTGACGTTGATAGTGATCAAGATTTAAATGCTGAAATTGTCGATATTAATCGATCTCCCGTAACATCTGGTTCAAGTTCAGAAGAAAATAGTAATGATGGTCATACGTCAGGCGATACAATATCTACAGCAGGAATAGAAACGGAAAGGGATTCTCCGGTTAATATTATATCAGAAGTGGGAACAGAAGATAATGTAAATGAAGCACCACCAGGAATTGTAGAACAAAGAGTTAATGAAATAGAAGGACAGATTGGAGATGGTGGGACGGGCGTTGTATCGCCACAACAAGGAGGTGGAAGAAGGAAACAATCAAAGAAAAGAAGAAGAAAAGGTAAAAGGAAAACCAAAAAGAGAAGATAAAAAATATTAAAAAATGTATTTAATATTTTTATAAGTAGCGACGAGTGGGATCGAACCACCGACCTTCTGGTTATGAGCCAGACACGCTAACCGCTGCGCCACGTCGCTTAATATTTAAATGCCCACCATGGGACTTGAACCCATGACCACGTGCTTAAAAGGCACGCGCTCTACCGACTGAGCTAGACAGGCACGTTACAGACTAGTGTTAAATAAATTTGTTCAGGGACAATTATATTGAATAAACCCTTACCTCCATCTGCATTTTATTTCGTCAAGCGACAATCATATCAGTTTTGTTAGATAATTTATTATCGTTAGAAATAAATGACTCTTTTAGCTTTCGATAAATAATTGCTGTTTCTAGTCTTAGTCTTGACTTATCAACAGGATTTTTTCAAATCCAAGTCAGATCCGGACAGTGTGAATTGAACACACGACCAATTGATCTACAGTCAATCGCTCTACCAACTGAGCTATATCCGGTACATCCAAAAACCATACCCATTAATCCAACGCCATACCCTTGTTTACGTATTATAAGGTCGCCACCTGGTGATACGGATTACATTTATCTACGGTGCTCTTCCCCTGAGCTATGGTCCCCTAATAATAGGATAGGACCAGATGGTTTCGATCCATCGACCCCCGGCTTATGATGCGTGATTAAATTGTTGCTGTTAGTAATCTTAGTGCCTTTTTTTAAGTCGGCTTCTTACATTTCACCTCCGCTCAAAACAGGGGTCGAACCTGTGACCTCGCGATTAACAGTCGCGCGCTCTAACCAACTGAGCTATTCGAGCTTGTATTAAAAAATACATTTATTTATTTAAGTTGTTTTTTTATTAATTAATCGCCATTTTTCTTCTTCTTAACCACTCGCTTCTTCTTAAGAACTTTCTTTTTTGGAGGAGGTTGTTGGACTTCTTCTTCTTCTTCAACTTCATCAACTTCTTCATCCTCTTCATCCTCTTCATCCTCATCAAGACCACCAAATGTTGGTTGTGTATTATATTCATCATCTTGCTCTTTAAATGCTTGCTTTTCTTCTTCTTTTGCTTTAATTTCTGCTAGTGCGTCTTCATCATCACTATCATCAACAATATGACATACACCTGACCCTACCAAACGAACTGGTTGTTGTAGTTTAGCTTGTAGCAATTTCCACGTGCATCCAAAACGACCACCAGCAAACCATAGACCTGTGCATTGGATAAGACCAGTAAGATGTGTAGCCTTAGGCATCAACGCCATAGGTGTTCCTGTATTGCGGTCGGCTTCCCAATAACCATCCTTAGGAGCACGATATTGAATTTGACCAGCCATATCATACAATTCTACATTATGAACACCTTCCCAATATGGAACTTTAAGTTTCATGGTAGGATTACGACTATAATCTGGTTCACCACTACCATCCTTCATCTTAGGATACTTTAGAATTGGCCACATCATAGCTTCAACAACTTCTTTTGTCATTTTGGTTTTACCAAACCACGCCTTGCTATTGGTAACACCATCTGTAAGGAGTTTATTTTCAAAACTTTTCATATTATCCAACGCTTTCTCCTGTGCTGGATATTTATTAGGTTCAAACTGTAGGGATACATCATAAGACATACGACCATCATTATCACGTTCATTAAGACCCCATGTTAACATAAGAGGAACTTGTAGAACTAGATTAGAACCGTTTAACTGAACTTTAACATCTTTACCACCTCTAGTGTTAGTAGTAGGAGGTTTATATTTAACTTGTTCTGGATTGAACTTTTTTGCGCTTGTGATTTGCATACTGGAAGACATAATATTAATCTAATATACATGAATATCTTTAAATCAATTTTATTATTAATTTATTTTCCCTGGTGAATTTCCCTTCCGTCCTGGTCTAGCCCACGAATTAAGACGTACATTTCTAAAATCTGTATTATTTTTTCTTTTTTCAATACTATTTACCCGCTGTTGAACTTTACTAATTTCTTTTATTTTCATATGTGGATTATATTGTTGGTATGTATTTTTTGTTTTTTCAATATCATTGATAAGATTATCCATCCGGTTATTAATCATTTTATTATTTTTTTCATGAATATCTAAATTTGCATGTAAAGTCGGTATTGGTGCTAAGGGTGCGGGTAATCTTGGTGGTGGCGGAGGTTCATTTTCCACATCTTTAAATTCAGATAATTCATTTTTAAATGTTTCTTTATACCACGATTCATCATTACCCATAGTATTAAAACCAAGACTAACTTTCCTTTTGGGTGTAATTACTTGCGGAGGAATATTAATAACGTGTTCTTTACGCGAAGTTTTTATAGGAGCTATTCTTCTTTTTTGTTTTTCTTCTATTTTTAAATTTACAGGTGGTGGAGTTATTTTTCTTTGTAGTGATTTGTGTTTTGATAATTTTTTAATTTTACGTTTACATAATTCATAAACCAAAGGATTACATCTTATACACAATAAACAACATAATAATGTTGTTCCAACAGTTATGCATACTATTAAAACAACGTCTGGATTATTATTCACAATACTTCTTTCTTTTTGTATATTACTTTCGTTGAACTTTCCTGAATTATAAAATCTTTTTTCATTAGGCGAAAAATCTTGTGTAGTGGTCGGTAATTCCGTTGTTGTACTAGCGGCGGTCGTTGGTTTATTTGTAGTGGTCGGTAATTCCGTTGTGGTGGTCGGTAATTCTGTTGTAGTGGTCGGTAATTCCGTTGTGGTGGTAGGTAATTCTGTTGTGGTGGTCGGTAATTCTGTTGTGGTGCTAGCGAAGGTCGTTGGGTTATTTGTGGTGGTCGGTAATTCTTTTGTTGTCGTGGAAAAATACTCCGTAATATTGGAAAAATTATATGTATTGTTAATTTTTCTTTGTATTGTTTCGTTAAAATTTTGAATATTTAATTGTTTATCAGTTAAAACTATATTATTTTGTGTATTAGTATTTAGAGTAGAATATATATTTAAAGGATCATCAATACACATATAAATTCCTATATTACTAACGGTAACTCCGTTAATTTCATTATTCATACCCCATAGTTTATTACATTCATTAATATTTTTTGAAGAGCAAAGAAAAAAAGAATGTAAAAATAAGAAAAATAACAATATTACTTTCATTTACATTACCATATTTCATTATCTTAAAGTATAAATAACTAAAATCTTTTTGTAAAAGATATAAAAATAAATAATCGTATTATATTATAATTATGAACGTGGTTTTAAAATGGAAAGATTATTCACCAAGAACATTTTTAAATAAAGTAATTTATGAAAAGGTTCCTACAAAGAAAAAAGGGAAAAAAATAAAGGATAGTGAATTTGTTATACCGTTAATGAATGAATATGAACAATTAATAAATAATAATTATAAAGTAAAACAACTCAAGGAAATATGTAAGCACTATAAACTGAAGGTATCGGGTAATAAAGATGAAAAAATTCATAGAATATATAATTATTTGAAATATTCACATTATACAGTAAAAATACAGAGAATATATAGAGGGTTTTTAGTAAAAAAATTATTTAAATTGAAAGGTATGGATTTACGCAATAAATGTATAAATGATACAGATTTTTTAACATTTGAATCTATAAAAAAAATACCATTTGATCAAATATTTTGTTTTAAAGACACAGATGGTTTTAATTATGCGTTTGATGTATATTCTTTGTATAATTTAATAATGAAAACGAGAGATTCTAATGGGAGAGTTAAGAATCCATATACGAGAAATCTATTGCATTATAAGAATGTGATATATAAGTTAAATGAATCAATCAAGTTAGCAAAGAAAATAATGAAGAGAAATATAAAATATAAATTTGTAAAGGACAATACAATACTGTCATCAGAGAAAAAATTGGAACTGAATACAATACGTATATTTCAAATAATAGATCAACTTGGATATATAACAGATACAAAATGGTATTTAAATTTATCAAAATTGCGATTAATAAGATTTATAAGAGAATTACAAGATGTATGGGAATATAGAGCACAAATAACAAACGAAGTAAGAAGAAATATTTCACCACCTAATGGAAACCCTTTTGGCGATGTTCCCATGGGAACATTATTACATAAATCGGAATTAACGTTAAAAACATATGGATTGGGTATAATGGAAAGATTATTGTCTTCAAATGATAAAGATTATAAAACATTAGGAGCAAATTACGTACTAGGGGTGTTAACAATAGTTAGTAGTTCAGCAGCAAATTCGATGCCTCATTTAGTAGAGGCATTTTTACCACATCCTCATCATTAATTTTAATTATGTAATAACCAATGAATATTTATCGCGTGCGTTATGGTTAGAATTTAGGAAAATAAATATATATTTAACAAAACCTATTTAAAAAGAATTTCATAAGTAATTTCATAAGATGCCAAAAACAAAGACGTCGAAAAAAACCTCCTCCAAAAAAGTAGCAAAGGCTACTCCCCCTGCTCCTGTTCAAGAAGCTAAGGCCCCAAAAGCGCCAGTTCAAGAAGAAGTTGCTCCAAATCTACAAGAACAATTTTCTGGTTTACTAGCACAACTAACTGCTTTGCGTAGTCAGTTGACTACAGTTACCACTCAAGTAAGAGTTCTTTCTAAGAGAACTGATCGCGAATTGAAAGCGGCAAGAAAACTAGGAAGAAAGAAGAAGAGAACTGGTAACCGTCAACCAAGTGGGTTTGTTAAACCAACTAAAATCAGCAACGAGTTAGCAGCCTTCCTAGGAAAAGAAAAAGGTTCAGAAATGGCAAGAACTGATGTAACTCGTGAGATTAATAAATACATTCGTGCGCATAATCTTCAAGACCCAAAAAATGGTCGTCATATTCTAGCAGATACTAAATTGAAGAAATTGTTGAAATTGAAGAAAGAAGATAATTTGACTTATTTCAATCTTCAAAAATACATGAGTCCACATTTCGCAAAAGCTTCTTCAACAGTAGCACCAAGCACAAGCCAATAAATAAAAAATAATAATTATTTCATAAATTTTATGTAATAATTAATAAACAGTTATAGGATTCAAAAAGTATTCCTTCTCCAACAATTTGTATAAATTTATTTTGTCAATAAATTTATTTTGTTTAATATCATAATTCTTCATATATCTATCTACATAAAATATTTCTAACGTATTATATATCTTGTCGATATCATAATTTATATTTTGTTTCACTACCCATTCTAAAAAGGTGTTTGTTGTTGTGTATTTTTTTATATAGAGTAAGTAATTTTTATATATTTTAAAAATGTTATTTTTATTATAATCAATATTGTAATCTGTACCGCTTATTATACACATAATTTTAAAATTATCTAAGTTCATCCCTAACGACCTTAAAATATTATCTAATTTATAAACAATTAATGTTTTTCTTTGAACATTAAATAATCTTAATACTATAGGACACCCATACATAAATAGATCCATATCGTCGCTCATACAAGCATATGCTTTTTTATGTATAACTAATTCAGCACATAATTTATCTGCCTCGCCATCGGCAACAATATATACCATCCCAAAATAAGTTATTAAATTTTTAACATCTTCGATATGGGTATGTTTGACTTTTACACATTGTCTTTTTAACTTGGATAATTCTTTTTGTATTTCAAGAGAATTTCGTTCGTCTTCCTTCAAATTATTTAATATACTATCATACTTTTCCCATGCTTTTTTTCTACTTTCTCTTCTCCTATCCAGTTCTTCTGATTTTTCTTTGGGCTTTACTCCGTCAAATATAAATATTGGAGTTATATTATTTTGCATACATAAAATACATAACGAATACATATTTTCCAATAAACTATTCGTAGCCAAATATTTATACATATATATCATAATATCTATAGTAATAGTCTTACCGGATAATTCGTTCATCTTCACGGCATTCAAATCCACGTGAAATCGTATTAACTTATTTAATTGTTTAATACCCATGTTATTTCTGTTTACACTTATTTATTTAATATAAAATAAATCAATTTTATATTAATTCTTTTCAAATAACGTCATTCGCATACTTTTCTTCAAATCGGAATTTTTAACATCGCGTGATATTAACTCCATTGCGCGAAAATCTTTTATCATATCTTCTTCTTGATAATATTTCAATATAAAATCAAAAAAACGATTTAAATTTCCTGGAGATTTATAAAATAATATAGGGTTTTTTGGGGGGTTATTTTCGTGACAAAATGATAAAAAATCATCGTAATGATATAATAATATAGTTTTTACAATATAATAAGCAAACACATTTGTTTTTTCTTCATACAAACGACTCCTATCGATTAAATTTTCATAACTATCTATTTTCATATATTTCAATATTTTTGTAACTTGATACAAAGAAAATATTTTTTCTATATCTAACATCATAGCCACGTTTTCTTTGAATGATTTATATGAACTAGTAATATCATAAGATAAAAATAACACATTTATAACAGTAGCCCAAAATTCAGCATAGGATTCACTTATTTCATAAGAACTATTTACTTTGAATAATTTTAAAAAATTATCTTTAAGATTTTTTATATCCAAACCGGAAAAATCTAAACATAAACTATGCATTAATTCATGTGCTAACACTTTAAACCATTCTTCGTTTCTATATAAAAATATTTCACCGTTTTTTGCACAAGCATATGTTACCGCGGTGTTTATATGTTTTGGCGAAAGTATCTCATATTTTTTAGTTATTTTCTTATCAGAATTATTAAAAAATAATGTTATGTTTAAAGTTTTTAAGTTCATTTTAGAATGACTAATAATAAAATATAATAATTTATATATTCTATTAACGCTTTTTTTTCTTTGTGCGTTTGTACTATTTGGTCCTAATAAATTTAATTTTATCTTACTTTGTAAAACAGTAAATTCACTTACATAGCAAGATTTCACATTTTTTAATGCCTTTCTTGATTTATCATCGACAAAATGACTTTCACTTAAACTACCTGAATTATAATCTTTCTTATTAATATCTATCTTTATAGGTTTTATTTTTTTTATCTGATTATAAAATTGTTTTGATAATTTATCAAATATTTTATTATTTTTGTAAAAAGTGAAAGACCCTTCTATTAATTCAAAAAAATCTTCTATCATTTTCTTTTTCACCATTATATATTAATCATATAAATTTTAATTTTATATAATTATTTATTATTTAATTCTTTCCTAATTTTCATACTATCATAAAATGTTATCATTTGTGAAGTTTTGCCTCTTTGTTTCATTAAATGGACTAGTTTCGAGTCTTTTGTTAATAACAATATTTTTTGACTATAAATATCTGAATTATATTTTGCACGTTGTGCCTTTTCCATAGCTATTTTATGTCTACCATTGAAAAAATCTTCGTCCATTAAAATATGTTTTGGGCGAAATTTACCACCTGACTTACCACCAGCAGATTTAGCCTTGGCTGGATCTTTACTTATTACAGAATTCGATTCAGCTGTAAATGTTTTATAAAATTCGTGTTTTTCTGATCCCTCTGTATGGTTTTTAAATTTATTAGCTTGGTAATAATGTTCTACAGAATACCAAGTATGACCATCTAATTCAAAAGGTTTCACAACTACCCAAAAATTAGATAATACTTTCCTCCAATCTTTTTCCTTTGCTAATTCTTTAAAGTCATCTAATCTATCTTTTGGTATTTTTTCTCCTACCCCTTTTCCTGGTTTTTTATTAGCAGACCCACTGTGAAAAACAAAAACTACATTTTCATCATAATCTTTGAATACTTCATTATCTGTTTCTTCAGCTTTCGCATCTTGTATAGCAACTTCTTGTTCTTTATCTTCATCATCTTCTTTATCTTCATCAACATTTTTTATTAATTTATTGAATTTTGGTATGTAATTATAAATACCATTATCCGAACCAATTAAACAAGAATGTTTGATTTCTTCTTTTATCCTATAAGGTAATTCATGAAAACGGAAAATTTTTTGATTTTGGTATGCCACTAATTGATAATGTGGTTGATTGATTTTACCTTGATGTAGATCCATAATAACATAATATTTTGGTTTAAACCAACCTTTTGCTTTTATTGTTTCGCTAGCATCTGTACAATGAACAAGACCATTTCTATTTTCTTTATCTATAACAATTATTTTAATATTTAATACTTCTTCCATTATTTTTAATGTGGCAGCATCTGCCCAAAAATTAGAAGACTTTACTTTGGTTTTAAAACCTTCCAAATTATTAACTCCTGTCATAAAATTAAAACCACTCAAATTTTCTTGTCCTTCTTTAAATTCTTTTTGCAATTCTTTGAACTTAGTCGATACTTCTTTCATTTTTCTTTGTATTAATATAATTTCTTTATATCTCGGGTCATTTTTAACGCTTTTTTGTCCTATAGATTTTTTTACTTCACTAAATGATTTTTGTTTATCTAATTTTAACTTTTTTAAACCCTGATGTTTTAAAGCAATTTCTTCTTGTTCCTTTTTATTCTTTACAAGAAAATTTGTAAACATATCTCTTCTTGATTTATATTCATTAAAAATATTTGTTGTAAAATTAGATGATAATTTCTCTCTTAATTTTTTTTCTGTTGTTTTCTTTCCTACACCGTCTAGTGCTTGTTTTAATGCTAAAAAGAAACAATCTCCAGCACCTCTATTTGGTATAATTTTATAATTATGATTATGAAATTTCTTTTGTAACCAATTTTTTGGTTTTGCGTTTATACCCATTTGTTCATATTCTTTGACTATTTGAGCATATTTCTTTCTTGTATTTGTTTCATTAATATCAGCATCATCATCATCATCCATAACAATCGATACAATCATAGGTTTTGCTTGTTTCGCTATACTTTCTCCAGATTTTAAACCCATATTATTAATCTCATCTCCTAATACTTGAAATAAATCGGAATTATTGCTTAAAAGAGCATCTTTCTGTGCCTGTCTTAAGTCTTCTTCTTCTCTTTCACTAATATCTTTTAATAAAGGTTTATTATTTAACCATTTTTTTAAACTTTTATCAACCCCTTTATATAATAATGGACCCTCTATAAGATGTAAATCCAAATCCCCTTCTTTATCTTTTAAGTTTTCTTCAGCCGATGCAAAAAATTCATATATTCCTATTGGTTTAAATGTTATTTTATTCTTTATTCCGTCGCCTAACACCAAATAAACAGGCGAATAAGCAATATTATGTTTTTTTTTATCATATCTAATCTCGCCTAAAGCAATTACAACAGGTACTTCTTGTTCCGTTAAATTGATACGATAGACGCTGACCTTTCTATTTTTATCATTTTTGAAAAATTTTTTCGGTTTTGTATAATTTATATAAGTATTTAATTTTGAACTTATTGTTGTCATGTATATCTTAATCTAATATTAAAAATTTTTTTAAGTAGTTATCATTCTTAATTTGTTCTATACAATACCATAATTCATTTCTTCTATTTGCAATTTCAGCATTCTGTTCATCCTGTTCAAAAATAATGATATCCTGTATTAAATCACCCTTTCTTTTTTTTCTTTTGGAAATTTTATAATAATCACATATTCTTTCCAATTCTTTTTTAGTAAACTCATTATATTCTTCTTCGAGTAGATAATAAATAGCCGTAAAATTTTCACTTTCTATATCGTAATTTTTAGAACTTTCGTTTTCTTTCTCTTCCACACATTTCATAATATCTTTCAAATCAGACGTTGTATCTTTTTTTATGTGGTCAATTATTGAACATTTAATATTTTCCATATTAAATATCATTATTAAATTGTTTTTATATTCATTCTTCAAGTTCATCTATTATGTCTAAGCATTTGAATTGTAATTTTTTTGATATACCTTCTTCCCCTATTGTCTTTTCCGAATAGAACTCTATTGTTCTTACAAAACCCTCCCATTCTTTTTCTTCTTTTTTTAATTCATCTTTACCTTTTATTAAAATTATAGATATATTCTCCATTATTTCTTCGTTAACATTGATAAATTCAATATTAGACGAATTCGAATTGATTTTGTCCAATAAATTACTTATCACATTATAAATATAAGTTTTTGTTACAATTTCTTGTAACATCAAATTTACAAAAAAACTTGACATCCCTCTCCTATTCTCATTCTTTTTATTACAATTACAAAAATCACTATAATTATCATTTGTTAATTTTACACAATCTATTTTGTCAAATATGGTAAGAAATTTGGTAAGATTTTCATGACAAACCTTCTCCATTATTTTGAAATTCTTAATAAGATCGTGAAATAATTTCGCATACATAGATGACCAAAAAACATTTAAACAACCTACTTCAAATATACTGTATCCTATCTCTAATAAAGTATTATATGTTTTTTCACTATCTTTTTCTTTATCGATGATATTATTAATAAAATTAAATATCTCATTAGAAATAACATCATAATTATTTTTTGTTAATTTATTAAGATTAATTCTCAGTAAATCCATTTTTGCTTCTATACCATCTTGATTCTTTTTTAAATGAGTTGTTTTAAAATTACGTATTTGTTCCCAATCCTCTTTATTTATATTATATTTCTGGTGTCTTGGTTTTTTTTTAAAAATTGGAGTTTTACTATAATTGGGTGCTCCAACTTTGCGAGCCAAATCATTTACAATTTTAATCGTTGTCGTACTTAATTCTTCAATTTGACATATTTCTGCTATTTTGGTATAATCTATTAGTTCATATTTAACCATAATATATTAAATTCTATTTTGCTTTTATATCATTTAAAAAAAAATATTAATAAAACATTTAAAAACACTTAAAAACACAATCATTATTATTATAATGGCATCTATAGTAACTAATAAAGAAACCAAACCAAGAAATAATTATAAGTCTTACGAAATCAATAGTTGGGAAGACGAAGACCTAGATTTAAATAATAATGTTTTGAGAGGAATATACTCATTTGGATTTGAAAAACCAAGTTCAATTCAAAAAAAAGCATTATACCCAATGACCAAAAATATTCATAATGGTCGTAGAAGAGATATAACAGCACAAGCACAATCTGGAACAGGTAAAACAGGCGCTTTTGTTATCGGTGCGTTAAGTATTTTAAATGAAACTAAAGGTCCTCAAGTATTGATACTAGCACCAACACACGAATTAGCTGATCAAATATTAAACGTTGTAGAAAATATTTCAAGATACATGAAAGATGTTAATCCTTTGCTACTGGTTGGCGGAACATCAGTAGATAAAAATAAAAAATTTCTTCAACAAAAAAATCCAAAAATAGTAGTAGGAACTCCTGGAAGGGTAAACGATTTAATTAGAAGAAAATTCTTAAATACGAAAAATTTATCATTATTAGTTTTAGACGAAGCAGACGAAATGTTGTCATCTGGTTTTAAAGAACAAATGTATAAAATTTTTCAATCTATGCCCAATAATGTTCAAATCGCATTATTTAGTGCCACTATGCCGAAAGAATTACATGATTTAACAGAATCGTTTATGAAAAATCCAACAAAAATATTAGTTAAAAATGATGAGTTAACTCTACAAGGTATCGCACAATATTATATAAACTTAGAAGATGATACGCATAAATATGAAACAATCAAAGACATTTTTAGCGGATTATCAATATCACAAGCAATAATTTATTGTAATAGTGTATCTAGAGTTAACGATTTAGAAGAAGCAATGATGACTGATAATTTCCCTGTAAAAAAAATACATGGTAAAATGTCCGATGTTGAAAGAAAATCTGTATATAAAGAATTTAAAAAAGGTGGGTGTCGTGTATTAATTACTTCAGACCTTTTTGCTAGAGGAATTGATGTTCAACAAGTAAGTATTGTCATTAATTTTGATATACCTCGCGACGAAAATACATATTTACACCGGATTGGGCGTTCTGGAAGATGGGGGAGAAAGGGTATAGCAATTAATTTTCAAACAAAATACGATATGAATAGATTAAGTAGATTTGAAAAACATTATGAAACAGAAATTATGGAAATGCCTGTTGATTTTACACAACATATTCAGGGTATTTAATAAGTTTATAATCATTTAATATTTTCTCTCTTTTTTCAAATGAATAAAGAAAATATTAAAACATCTTTTAAATTACCAATACAATATCAACCTACTACACAAATTAATGATAATATATCTAATGATTTAGAATTACTAAAAACATTAGATCCTAGCAACACAAGTGTTTATAAGTATTTATTTAAACCAAAAACAGATGTAGGTGATGTAATTTTAGAATCTTGGGGAAGTCAATTTACAAATAATGTAGCTTTCTTGAAAGATTCACAAAATTTATATAAAAATTTGAATATCACACAAAATACCGATATTATTAACAAAATGGTAAATGATTGGAATGAAATGAAAAATATCCAAGGTATCGAAGAAAGATATCAATATATTGAATGGGATTATTTTAAATGGTTAAATTATAATTCTCTAGCATTACATATTTTAAGTGTATTAAATATTACTAGTCCTATTTTACAATTGGTTACACCTGTTATAATGTTGTTGTTACCCTTTCTTATAATTAAATTTATGGGAAAACCAATAACCCTTGCGGGTTATATAGAAATACTTAAACAAGTAATTGCTAGAAATCAAATTGGACAACTTATTATTAATTTTAATCATGTACCAATGAAAACAAAACTATATAGTCTAATAATGGTTGGGTTCTATTTTTGGAGTATATATCAAAATGTTATCTCTTGTTATCATTTCTATAAGAACGCATTTTATATTATAGATAAATTAAAATGTATGAAAGAATATTTAAGATACACAATAAATAATATAGATGAATATTCCAGCCAAATAAAATCATATAAATCATATAACGATTTTGACAGCAATTTGACGTTTTATAGTGAAAAAATACAAAAATTCATAAATGAACTTGATGAATTACCAGAAGAAACAAAATGCTTAAAAACTATACAGGTATTTGGTGTTATAATGAAATATTTTTATTTTATACATTATGATAATGACATACAAGATATGATATCTTTTACATTCGGATTTAATGGTTATATTGATACAATAAAAGGTTTACAATCTAATATCATTAATAAAAAAATAAATACTATTGAATTTAGTAAAAAAGATAAATGCTTCTTTGAAAATGTACATCATCCCTCATTAATAAATGATAATCCAATTAAAAATGATATAAATTTGAGTAAAAGTATTATAATTACTGGTCCTAATGCTGCTGGTAAAACAACTATATTAAAGTCAACTATTATTAATCTTATCTTTTCACAACAAATTGGATATGGATTTTATGATGGTGGAAAATTAAATCCATATAAACATATTCATTGTTATATTAATATTCCAGATAGTTGTTCTAGAGATAGTTTATTCCAATCCGAAGCAAGAAGATGTAAAAATATTCTTGATATAATAGAGAAAAATAAGGTGGATAGACATTTTTGTGTGTTCGATGAACTTTATTCAGGAACAAACCCTTATGAAGCGGTTTCTAATGCTTATGCTTATTTAGAATACATGATTAGTAATAAAAATGTCAAAGTTATATTAACAACACATTACTTAAAGTTATGCAAATTATTTAGAAAAAATAAAAGAATTAAAAATTGTAGCATGAAAACTATTGAAAATAAATCAAATATTCCCACATACACATATAAATTAATTAAGGGTTATTCAAAAACAAAAGGTGGTATAGCTGTATTAAAACAGTTAAAATATCCTGATATAATTATTAAAAAAGCTGAAAAAATAATTAAAAATATATAATTAGCTGCTCGTTTATTTAAAGATTATTTTATGTAAATTATTAATAATATGTTTTCCAACGCGCGCGGAATGGCTATTTGTATTGGTGTAACTGGTGTTGCATCTATTTTATTATGGTTTTATTTTAAAAATAGAATTGAAACAGTAGAAACAAAATTAGATAATATGTTTAATATGATACAAAACTTTTCACAACCACCAGAGAGTGAAACAGTCAGAGACGGGGGTGGTGATTATTATCAACAAGTGGGTGGTGATGGTGTAGTAGATCCTTTTGAACAGAAATATGGAGAAGAAATACAATATGAAAATCAAAATAGTTCTCCACAACTACCAACCGAAATATTTGAAAAAGAAATTGAAAATGTTGTGAATAATACGAAATTAATTGAAGTATCAGAAGATTCAGGTGAAGATTCAAGTTCTGAAGAAGAAGTAGAAAGTGAAGACGAAAGTGAAGAAGAAAAAGAAAAAGAAGAAACAAAACCCGCATCTAATGAAGAGGAAGTTGTTGATAGTTTAGATGAAGTAGAAAGTGAAGACGAAAGTGAACAAGAAAAAGAAAATGATGAATTAAAAGAAGAAGTTAAGGAATATTCTCACATGAAAGTATCCGAACTGAAAAAATTAGCACAAACAAAAGGTCTTACAGGCTATACAAAATTAAATAAAGCTGGTTTAGTAAATTTATTAGAAAATAATTAATATTAATTATAAGAATTAATATCTTGATAATTAATATATATGAGTTGGGCAACTTGTTATTCTGGTTCTAATAATATTCATCATAAATCACCACCACTAATGAGTGATTCAAGACAATTTACTAATTACGACGCAGCATGTCACAACAATAATAATGTTAAAAAACAATATGATATTACTAGCAATTATGCTTATCGTCAATTTTTAATTAATAGTGGTAAAGATGTAATGAAAGCAAATATGGATTTAGCAAAAATGTGTTCCACCAAATCTTGCGATAAATCTGATAAATTTTTCAACGAAAAATATACATTTAAAGATTGTAATGATAATTCTGTTCCATTTGGTTATCAAAATAGTGATTTAAAAAATATGTATTTATCACGTGAATCATTACAAAGCAATCTTTCTGGTCCTATGTTAACACAAGAACAATTATTAATCAAACGTTCTGGTCAATTGTAATTAATACTTAAATATATATTAATTAAGTATTAATATAATGAAAATTTTGAGCATAGATGTAGGGATGAAAAACTTAGCATATTGTTTATTAGATTTAAATGAAAAACAAATTGAAATAACTAATTGGGATATAATTGATTTATGTGAAAATAAAGAAAATACTTGTGAAGGATATCTTAAAAATGGTAAAAACTGTAGAAGTATTGCCAAATATACAAAGAAAAATAAATTTTATTGTAAAAAACATGCCAAAGAATATAAAATACCACCGTCGCAATTTTCTAATAAAAAAATCAAAAAATTAAAGAAAATACAACTAGTAAAAATATGCAATACATACACAATTCCTTGTAATGAAAAGCAAAAGAAAGAAGATATATTAAAAAATATTAGATTTGATTTATCTAACAATTATTATGATATAGTAAGCAAAGTATTAACAAGTGAAATGAATATGGTTGAATACGGTATTAATTTAAAAAAATTATTTCATAAAACATTTAATAATATAAATATTGATCTGGTAATTATTGAAAATCAAATAGGTCCTTTAGCATTAAGAATGAAAACATTACAAGGTATGATAATGCAACATTTTATAGAAAATGACATTACAAATATTGTATCTGTTAATTCTGGCAATAAATTAAAGGATTTTTTAGGAAATAAGAAAACAACATATGATGAGAGAAAAAAAGAAAGTATTAAAATAACAAAAAATATAATTACAAATACAAATTGGAACGACCATTTCGAAAAACATAAAAAAAAAGATGATTTAGCAGATTGTTTTTTACAGGCAAAATGGTACATTTCAAATAAATTAAATAATTAATATATTTTGCGGACTACTTAAAATTAATTATTCTATTAATATTAATAATGGCAGAGACAATCCAAATTTCATTAAATGAAATTCCAACAGCGAGTATGGCATCAACCGGTTCTAGCAATAAATCTGTTAATTTCGGTCCGGGTGCTGATTTACTCATGAATCCAAATAAACAAAAAAAATCTGAAGGTATGGCATCAGATATAGTTTTAGACGATTTAAATGAATTAAGTACCATTTCTTTAGATCCAGAACCACCAAAGAAAATAACAACTACCAAAAGTAGTTTTTTATTTAGCGGAACAGATTTTGGTGGCAAAAAAAATGATAATAACATAAAATTAAATGTTGAACCCGTTCATAATCCAACCGCGCCGACACAAGTAAAATCTAGTATATTAAAAAATGCTTCGGGTATAGGAATAAAAATTGAAGATGAGGATGGATTCAAAAAATTTAACAATATTCCAGTTAACCCTAGTCTTGATGTCCCATCTAAAAAACATTTAAGTAAAGAAGATGAACTAAAAGAAAAATTCTTTTTTTTAAGAAAACTTGAAGAAATTGAGAAAAAAGGTATTACATTAAGTAAAAAATATTCTATGCAATCTAATTTAGACGAAATGAAGGGTGAATATGAAATGATAAAATCAGAGAGAGAGAAAAAAGCAAGTGTCAAATTTCAACAAAAATGTTTAATGGCTTGTATTACGGGTATGGAATTTTTAAATAATAAATTCGATCCATTTGATTTGAAATTAGACGGTTGGGCAGAATCCGTTAATGAAAATGTTGAGGAATATGATGATGTATTTGGCGAATTGCATCAAAAATATGCCAGTAAAGCTAAAATCGCACCAGAACTTAAATTGTTATTTATGCTTGGTGGTTCTGCTGTAATGGTTCATATGACCAATACTATGTTTAAATCCTCTATGCCTGGTATGGATGATATTCTCAAACAAAATCCAGAATTAATGCAACAATTTACACAAGCAGCGGCAAATAGTATGTCTGAAACAAATCCCGGATTTAGTAATTTTATGAGCAGTGTAATGCAAGATCCCCCAAGAGGATCTCCACCCGGACCAAATGAAGAGCAAAGAAGAAGTCCTCCTCGTATGAGAAGCGATTTTAATGATACACCAGACATAGGCATGACAAGAGGTAGAGCCAGTTTTAATGACGCTGAAAATATGGAATCTAGTTTTGGTAACATTAAAAGCAAGAAGAGACCTGAAATGAAAGGACCAACAGATTTAAAAGATTTATTGTCTGGTTTGAAAACAAAGAAAATTAATCTAAAAGAAGATAACCAAAGTACTGTAAGTATAAAAGAAATTGAAGAATTGAATTCATCTTTAGGTAGTTCCGGTAAACCAAAGAAAAGTAGACGTAAAATTAGTGAGAAAAATGTAGTTAATTTAAGTATGTAATATATTAAAAATATTCATAATTAATATATTAATGGTTCTTGGCTTCCTACTATATGAAGCGGCGGATTTCACTTGGCATTTTGGTAAAATCATTTATAATGGTAGTAAATATGCTTATAATTGGTATTATGAAGTCCCCACACCCGATGAGATTGAAATTGATAAATTGGTTATTATAGAAAGAAAACTTAATCGATTAGAATCAATATTAGAGAAAGATGACTTTCAAAAATTATTACATAAATTAGTTGATACCGATGGTAATGAAATATTAAAAAATAGATTACCAACAGACCCTAAAATAGATGAAATATAGATAATTATTTATTTTTATTTCTTTTTTTCTTTGTATATCTTTTTCTTTTTTTTCTATGTTTCCTTGTTCCTCCGGTTTTGGATTTATCATCTTTCACAATTTTTTCTCCTGGCATTACCATTTCTTCTGCATCTTCATCATCGCTATCATCTACAAATGCATCAGTTTCTGCTTGTTTCTTGTTCTTTTTCTTTTGTTCTTCTCTAAAATCTGTAACATATGGCTGTTCACCTTCTAATCGTGATGTTGAATTATCATTATTTTTTTCCTTTAATTCATCCGTAACATCCTCTTTCGCTCTTTCCGCATCAAACTTTTGTTCTATTGCTCTTTGTTCCTCCTTTGCTTGTTTCCCCGCTAATTCTAAAATTTCTTTTGACTTTTTCACTTCATCTTCACTTTTTTTCTTCCAATTAGTCGTGTGGTCTTTCTTTTCTTTTATTTTTTTATTTCTTTTATCCACTCGTTTTTTATAATATTCATCTGATATTTCATCCTTCGCTTTATTTTGATACCATTCAACATCTTTATAATTTTTAGCATATTTTACTGTTAATTTATCACCAAGATATTCTGAAAATGAAGCTGCTTGTTTCGCACTAGCTTCTCTTAATTCTTTTACTAATTCAAAAGTTCTTTTTTTGTGGTTTTTACAATCCAACATGGACATGGTTTGTTCAGCATTAGGAGCAGCTGGTAATTGTTTTGTCTTATCTTCCTTCTCTACTTTAAATAATCTTATATTAACCAATACTCTTATTTTATGTACTTCTTTTTGAGGTTTCCCTTTATGTAAATGAACAGGATCACTTATTTCAATTAACTCAACATCCGCAATTTTAAATTTAACACTATTGGGTCGTTCAACTAATTTATCAGCAGGTATTGCTTTACCAGTTAGTGTATCTTTTGTTACACCCGCATGTTTTGCTTGAATTTTTTCAATATTCCAATCCATTTTTTTCAAAAATCCTTTTTTCATTTCACTTTTTATTTTATTATGAAATTGAGGACTATGGTATAAATATTTATTGCTTTTTTTAGGTGTAGGATAACAAAAAAAGAATCTATATCCGGGTATTTTTTCAATTTCTTCTTTTTTTACACCTTTTATTCTTTTTGTTCTATTGCCACCTATTACGGGCGGAGCAATAAATTTGATATCATATGTGTCTGGAACATCTGGTAATTTTTTCATAATTCCTTTTTTTAAAGCGTCTAATTTACTGATTAAACCCGTTTTAGCATAAATTCTTGCTTTATAATTAAAATTTGGATGACCTTTTTTCTTATATATGATTAAATCACCAACTTTAAGTTTAGTTTTTTCTCCTGGAGACCAAAAATTATCACCCATTTCTTTCCCCGTAAATGTGAACTGTTGTTTTCCACTCTTATTTGTAGTATAGTCCCAATGTAAAGAATATCTTAAATTATCTTTACTTTTATCTTTGTTTTTAGAACACTCAGGTAATTTATCTTTACTTCTTTTTATTAAAGATGTTTTTTCCTCTTTCGTTTCTATCTTAATTGGACCTTCGATACTTATTTTATTAGTCATATATTAATTATAGTTATTATTTTATGATTAATATAGCGATAATTTAAAATCGTTCATATTTCTTAATGCTTCTCTTTTCAATTCTTTTTTCTTTGCTTTTTCTAAAATTTCCTTTGCTTTTCGAATTTCTTCATCGGTTACTTCACCATCACCATCTAAATCTAGTGCCTTTTCAAATTGTCTCCAAGCATTTGGTATAATACAAAATCTACTATCTTCATTTAATAAATGCATAGCTAAAACATGGAAACAAGCTGTAATTACCAAGGCTATAAAAATATCTTTAGTAGCTGACCAAGCAATAGCAAATATTAACAATTGTCGCGCAACATTATTTTTGAAATATTTCTGCTGTGATGGTGTTAAGTCTATACTTATATGTTTTGATGCGATATTCATCATTATCATAACAGCACCCATAAAAAATTTACTATCGTTTAATCCTTTCAAAGATGTTACAATATTATGAAAACTGCTAGCTATTAATCCTTTAGGTGCACCTCCATTCTGAACTGATTTATCTTTTTTCATATTTTATATTAATTATTGATATATTATTTATTTCAATAATTTAATTAAGCTGTAGAATTTAATGTTCTAATTTCACTATCCTTTTTTATAATTCTGTCTAAATCTGTTGTATTTAACACACTAATATGATTTAATTTCAAACGATGATTTTGTCTTAAATTAGCAAAACCTTCCTTTTTCTTTCTACTTCTTTTTTCTAGTTTTTTAACTTTCTTTTGTAGTTTAGTAATTTGACTTTTCATATTTTCAATATATCCTTCTTTAGAATTTTTCTTTGCCCAAAATCCATCTTTATCACCACCACCAAGATTAAAAGATATGAAACCCTCTTTCTCTTCATCATCATCTTTTCCACCTATATCAATTTTTAACGAAGCTCCTTCAGTAAAACTTTCTTTCTTCTCTTCATCATCATCATCGCCTATATTAATACTTAATGACGCACCTTCAGTAAAATTTTCCAACATATCATTATCTTCTTCTTCATCTACTCCTTCTTCAAATCCTTCGCGACGATGTTGATGTAATATAAATATGTATATTAATGCTGCTAAAACACCGGATGTTTTACCACAACAAGATAATATAGCTACAACTAAACCTAACATTATTACCTTACCTAAATAGTTGTTCATCATATCTGCTAATAACTGACATTTTCCATTGTAAACACAAACTACCAAGATAATAAATAATAAAATTTCAATATAATTTTTCATGTTGTTCATTCTATATACATAAATAAATATATTTTTCAGTTAATAAAAATAAATTATAATCTATTATTTTTATAAGAATGGCAACAACTCTAGGATTCTCAGATTTTAATACGAATGGCGAAGATGCTGAACTTAAAGATAAATTTGATAGAAAACGAAAAAATAAAACAATAAAAAATAGAGGGGAAAATACGGAAAAGGTAGAACAATTCCTAAACTCTATGGAAAATATGGAAACAGGAGATTCAGATGATGAACAAGAAGGTTTAGCAGAATTTCATCCACCACCAAAACCTCACTTATTGACAAAAAATGATAACGTTAAGGAAAACTTTAAACCTCAATCATTAAACGTTGATCATGCTATAACACCAGAAGGATTTAAAACATTAAAAGATAAATACCAACAAGCATATAATCAATATGTTCCTTATTATACTAATTCATCTGCTGGTTCTGAAATGAACTACGCAAATCGTGATGAATTAATGAGAAAGTTGAATTATTTAATACATATGATGGAAGAAGGCAAAGATGAGAAAACAGAAAACGTAACAGAAGAATTGGTTTTATATTTATTTTTAGGCGTTTTTGTTATTTTTGTCGTCGATTCTTTCGCTAGAGCAGGAAAATACACCCGTTAAACTAAACTTAAAATTTCATAACTCATTAATGGTTTGGTCGCATAATTATAAAAATAAAAAGAACCCATTAACACCACATTAATTTTATATTTTTTCAATATGATATTTAGTATTATATTGTTATGACCTGAATCAGTGATTAATAATTTTTTTGTTCCTTTATTTAACTGATTTATACTTGATAAAAATCCTAAAGCAAATATTTCATTTGTTGTGTCATCATTATACGACGCTATCATCTCAACACTTTTGTTATTATTATAAGTTACGTAAGGGTCTCTAAAGACATAAAATCCAACGGCTTTTTTATTTACCAATAATAATGTTATTATAAACTCTGATTTTTCACATAAATAGAGTATATGTGAAATATTCTGCATTATCACACATTTAAATTTATATACACTTTTATTTAACAATTCCAAGAGTAAATTTGATGTTTGTTTAGTTACTTTTATCAACTGAATAAAAGCGTGTTCATTAAAATTAACATTCTTATCCCAAGTAGTTATATCAAATACATAATTTTTATAAATTGTTAATGGAACTATTAACATAGATTTACCTTCTCTCTTAAATAAAATACTCGTTTCTCTCTTTTTTGCCGCATCTTTTAATCTATGATTTGTTTGAACAGTATTAATTATTCTTTGCGCTACGCCTTGTTTTCTATATCGTGGATGAACGCATAAGAAATCAGCATAATAAATATCTTGTTTTTTTGAGTCAAAGAAAATATGAATAGGAACTGTTGTTAATGTGCTTATTAAAGCCTTTTTATCATAATTTAATGCTATATAACTTGGTTTATCATGTGATTGAAAACTATTCATAATTTCTTCTGTTGTTGGACTATATTGTTCTCCTTTATAAGGCATAAAATGTGATTTTATTAATGTTGTAAATAATTCTTTTTTTTCAGTTGTTAACTTACTACTTTCTATAAATTCTATTTGTGGATTATAATATTTCGTTATCTCAACATCACCTTTTTCTATAACACCAGGAGGATTATACCAATAAAATATGTTATGATAATGAAATACTGGTTGTTTAGACCAATAACCGTATTTAACCTTATAAATCATATAAGCAATTATAATGAAAACAATTATGCTTAATATTATGTAAAATATCATAATATTAATTTAGCGTTTTTTTCTTCTTCTTCTACGCGAACGTTTCTTTCTTCTACGCGATTTTCTTTTCTTTGTTCTTCTTCGTCTCTTTCTACGCGACTTTTTACCACCATTACTATCACAATTTGCAGTTTTGGCTTCTAATTTTGTTTTTGCCAATGTAATCTCGTTTTGAATTTTATCCACATCTAATAACCGTATGTTTCGAACAGGTATGCCAAATTTGATTAAAGAACTACGAAATTCACTTAAAAGATCATTATACTTTTTTTGGGTATTATCACGAGAAACAAGAAGTACTTGGTGTGCATCGGATGCGTCATCACTCCAATGACCACCACCAGACCCGCCTGCTCCACCTGTACCATCCTGTGTTTCTTGTTTTGATATTACCCAAGTTGAACTGTCATTACCATCGAAATTTTCAATTGTATATAAAATGGCATCCAAATCAGCTTTTGCTTTATTTATTTTTTCAATCGAATCCTTAGCATTAAATTCATTCAATTCTGCTAATATCTTTTTATTTTCGCGACATATTTCTTCTTTTGTTTTTCTGACAGGTTCATCGCCTCCTGGACCACTACCTCGTTTTCTACGCGTTCTTCTAAATTTTCTTGTCATCTTTATATTATACTTAGATTTTCCTCCACCTTTATTCTTTGTTTTTTTCTTTTTTCCCTTATTCTTTTTGGCTAACATTTTTTTAAATAAAGCTTTTATTTTAAGTTCAAATGGTGTTAATATATGCTTATCTTTTATAGGTTTTATTAATACAGGTTCAAAAACTATAGGAAATCCAGATTTATGAATACTACCATCAACTATCATTATATATATTAGTTAGGTTTTTTCAAAAAGTATAAATATTGATATGCATATTGACATTTCACCATATCAACATGACCTTCTAAAAGAAATCCAGCTTTTTTAGCGTTTGCTAAAATTTGTTTTTGTGGTTCCATATAAAATGTGTGTTCATTTTTACGAACGTGATTTGTAGCATCGTCAGTAAATGTTTCTTCAAATTTACCAATACTTTTATTTTTAATTAGACTAAAGTTAGCCTTATACATAAAATCATCAAATTTCACTTGAGATTTAGTAATTCTTTTCTTTGCGAATTTTTGAGCGCTTACCATAACTAATGGGTCAGAAGGAGGAAGTATTGGATCAAATTGGTCTCTATTAACTAAATGTAATATTAAAAAGCCACCCGGTTCTAACCATTTAAATACGTTTTCAAAGAATTGTCTTTTCTGTTTAACATAATAAATAGTAAAATATAAACATAATGCGTGAGAAAAGGTGTCGCCACTATAATTCATCCCGTCTAAAAAATCACCATTTTTAAAAGTACATTGAGGGTATTGTTTTTTTGCGGCTTTAATCATAGCCTTTGATTTATCGATACCTTCTGCGTGGATATTTTTTTTATTTTTGTAAAAATTAACATAATGTCCAGAACCACAACCTAAATCTAAAATTTTACTATTATTGTTAATTCTGGCGATCTTATCGATTTGTATAACTTCAAAATCATTTTTTTTTTCATCATAAACAAGATGGTCATATAGAGAACAATAAAAATTATCATATATTTCATTATTTTTTTTTACAACAAATTTACGATTTTGTGAGAAAGCTTCAACCCTTGGTGTATTAGCATTAGCTATTTGGGTGAAAATTAATGCTATTATAACAAATAGAATAACTTTAGTCCATATGCTTGATTTTTTAAAAAAAGAGGTAACTTGTTTAAAACCTTGTTTTATACTCTTTATCATATATTAATTATCAATATTTTTAATTGCGAAATATACAATATATTTTTATATAAATTATAGTATGAACGATAGTGATATAAATGATAAAAGAGCACAGAAAGAATTCAAAGGTATTACGTTTTCTAATTACAAAAAAAGTGCTGCTAAAAAAGAATTACTAAAATATTTAAAATCTAGTAAAATAGAAGATGCTTGTTATTGGTGTGCTGAATTTATATGCGCTGGTCATTTTTTAGAGTTATGGGAAATATTATTTTTGTTTTCTTCAAATAATATTCATTTGGGTAATCCATTATTACCTACATATTTAAATTTAAGATTTAATGATTTTAAAACAATAGCAAATAGTGGATATATAGGAAATGAAATAAAAATGAGAAATAATGATAAGATAAGAAGACTATTTGCTGAAATAATTAGTATAATCTGTCAATCAAAGAAAAAGAATTCATTTGATGTACCAAAAATTAAAGAAGTTGAATATGGGTCAACACATTTAACAACTAGACTAAAAGCGGAAAGTATATTATATGTTCATAATACGTTTCGTCATTCAAATGATCCAAAAGAATTGTTTATAGCTGTAAATGAATTAGCTTATAATATAACAAAAAGGATTAAAAATTCATCAGAAGCTTTTTATTGGGTTGAATGGATAATTGGATTTGAATCACAGTGTAAAAGAAATTCCAAGGTTAAATTACTAGCAGGGAGACGTAATTACCCTGTAGAAAGTAAATATCAAACAGATATTATATGGTTAATATGGGATATTGTTTTAAATGAATCTCATAAAAGAAATAATGCGATAAAAAAAATATTAGAATCATTAAATGATTTATTTTGCGTTAGATATCAACCGGGTTCAAAAAAGAAAAGAAAATTTATGTTATATTTTGCGATTTCTTTGTTGACCGAACCATTTGACACAAAAATACCTTTATTTAAAAATGAGAATGCGGTAAAGAAAATGACGAGTAAAATAAACATTATTTATCAAATAGTTAAAAAAAATGAAGTTAAACCAGCTACAGATTATTTATTTAATAATAGTTTTACATCAGGTAATTTAGAAAAAACGATATCAAAATTAGATAAAATGAATAAATTAACAAATATGGTTCCAAGAAACAAATAGTTTTTTTCTTTTGATAATGTATAATGCCTGTAAATCCAAGCAATAAACGACGTAGAGCAGCAACAGCAACTGCTAATGACAAAATTACTATTAACGGAGTAGAATATGGAATTGGTGCGAAGGCTGGAAATGCCCCACGTATTGGTAAATCATTACATTCTTTCCTATTATTGTTTCAAACCGAAAAGAACTGTGGTTGTAAAACTTTCCAATAAATTTAGGAAATAGTTTTCAATATAATATTTTTATAATTAATAATATTATAATGGCAGAGGAAGTTAGCAATAGAATATTACCTGTATTAAAAACAGCTGCACCAGACCCTAGTATATTTGAAGAACCTACT